ACTGTTACAGTCATGGAAGGGTGAACGGGTAATGTGTCTGTCAGATGCGGGTAAGGAAGTGTTAATGAATCTTACCAAGATGAAAGCCATATTAGACGGTGATGTGATAGTAAAGAAGCTGTTCAAAGATGAACGTTCGGTTGCTGCACGGCATATACCAAAATTCATTCTTACTTCAAACTATATGCCTGTGCTTTCCGACCAGGGATTAGACAGGCGCATTATCATTCTCGAAACAACACCTTTCTTCAAGCTGCAAGGCGGTATAGATACTTACTTCGGGGGAAAGATGTTCCCTACGCAAGACAGTCACGGTGATTGGACTGCTGAAGATTACCTTGCATTCGATAACATCATGCATACTGGCCTACAGGCTATGTTAAAGCGCGGTAAGCTATCGAATATAGAACTGTCTGCAAACGGTTGGGAAAAGCAATTCAAGGCACAACATGGGGCGTATCTGTTCGACTTCATTGCTGACAACATCGAAGAATTTAAGCACAGGAAACACATCGGGTTAGATGTATTCAAAGAGATTTACGACAAGTACTGCCACGCAAATGATATAAACATCAGGCAGAAAAGAACGGTGCCAAAAGTGATTGAAGCGATAACCGAGTATTGTAAGAGAGAGGGGATTATGTATAAGTCACGAGAGATTGTAAACGGTGTTGTTTGCCATTCTTTTGGTGATAATCCGATAGTAAATAATGATGAATTGCCATTCTAAAAAGAAACCCCCAACATTGATAGTGTTGGGGGTTTTGTTATAGAAGTTTTATTTGTTCTGATTTTGGTTTGTTGTCAGGCCGAAACATTGTGTTACCGTTTTTGATAACGTGTTCGGAAAATCGTTTTTCTTGCATGTCGAAATAGTCTTTGTCCAATTCGCACCCGACAAACTCAAATCCCAAATCAAACGCGGCTATCCTGCTGGATCCACTACCTAAATGCGTGTCAAGTATGCGGTCGCCTTGTTTGGCGTAATTCTGTAACAACCACTTATACAAGGCTATCGGCTTTTGTGTATTATGAATTTTCCCCCCGTCCATATTTTGAGGTCGAAAGACGAAAATTCGAGCTACAGAATCAAAAGAAGACCATGCAAATTCACAGTCGGCAAAATCCCTTCCAGCATTATTTTTATCCCAAATAAAAAAACATTTTGTAGGGCGCAAATGTTCTATAAAATAATTGCCACCCCATATTATTTGGTTTTTACTTACCCTGAATAATTCAGAAAAATAATCACCAGATGGAGGAATTTTATCCCAATCCGATTTTTTATACTTCTTTCTTTTGCCTTTCCCAAGAGTCATATTAGCAGCATCAATACCATAAGGCGGGTCAACAATAGCCAAATCGAACGCTTTATCAGGCAATCCGCGCATGTACTCCATGCAATCAATGTGTAGTGCTATTTGGGTCATTTAGTTGTTTTTTTTACACATACATATTCCCTTCGCTATCCATCTTAATCCCTATATCCTTCAAGTCTTTCGACATTCCAACATTTATATTAGCACGCGTAATAATTATCTTGCTCCACATTTCGTAGGACTCCTTCATCTTGATGGTGATTTCAATTGTTCGCTCGTCTATAGGCCAACTTTTACTACACCTTATAGCCCACCGGCCAACGGTCTGCAACTGCGGCATAGTCCTACACGTAGACATATGATGTTCGATAGCCGCCCACTGCTTAAACCTCAAAGCATTCCAGTTGTACGGCTCCTTTTTCGGCTTTCTTATTTGCCTTATGCCATCAGTTACGATGTAAGCAGCAATGAGTATTAGGACGAAGTTAATTAGTATTACTTGCATTTGTTCGCGTTGTATTGGGTGATGAATGAATAATAATCGTATTCTGTTTCAGAAGAAACAACATAGGAACATTTGGTTATTTGCCCAACAGAATCAGTAGCTACAAAAGCAAACATTCTATGTTTTCTTTCTTGAAATTCTTTAGCAATTGGCATACCGTCTTTTTCTGCCATGCTTGCAAGTGTTTCTTGTTGCGTTTCGTTTTCACACTTTATCGCCACCCGCTTCCATATCGCCTTACGGTCACATGGGGCAGGTGTATTATTAACGGGCATTTGCTCCCGTAGCTGCGTACGTTCTTCTTCGATGTCTTTAATCATAGCATCGCATAACAACCTGTAGTATTCAGGCTGTATTTTGTCTTTAAGGTTGTTTAGTGCTTCAATCGTGTGTTTCATTTCATTTCGTTTTATCGGTTACTAAATACTTGCGTCAGGATAATATTCGTTATCTGCCATATGTTGAATAATTGCCGCCATTTTCCTATTTCTTTCTTCACGCTCCTTGCGTTCGGTCATTGTCTCGAAGAAAAAACTGCCATCAATCGGGTCAAGTTGCAGCGGCTTTGCTGGTTCCATTTTCAGCGTATTAAATACGCTTTTGTCGTTAATGTAGGTCATGTTGTTTTTGTTTTATCAGTTATAATGTTGCAGTGTACGATGCTGCGCCCGTGGGGGGTTATGCTGGTTTTAACCAAATGTATTTAACCCCTTTTAACCAAAGACCATCTTCATTTTTATTGCCAACTACTAGTAGGCAAGACGCATCTTTTTTTGAGCATTTTACAAATGAATTATCTAATATCCATTTAGATATAGACATTGAACCAGAAGGTATTTTGAAATCAGACCACGCCCAAGAATAAAATTCATTGGGAAGGTCGTTGCAAAAAGAAGCGTCAACCATTTTAGGCTCTGGCATATTGTTTCTAATAATCTTTTTGCTAATTGATTTAACTTCTTCGTTCATGAATTTTATACGATTTTTCATTGCTTTATCGTTTTGTTGACACAAAGATATACCTAATAAAATTCCTAACAAAATATTTTTAGGAAATTATTTTTAGTTTTCATTGTGTACATACCATGCACCTGCGCCTACAATGAATATCAATATAGAGCCTGAATAGTACGCTATAATTTGACGTAAGGCATCGGGGGATAATGGGTTATGCCCCGTAATGAAACATCCCAAAATTGGCAGTATTGCCCAGATGATGAATGTTGTTAGTATTCGTTGGTTTTTAGTCATGGTTAGTGTTTTTATATATGTTTACCATCCTTCCATCGGAAACTCTAAGTATACTTGTACCTGCTTCCTTATCTCATTGGTTATTTGCACAACCCTTTCGGTATCACAACTTACCCTGCCAAACCAACGCCATCCGTTTGATATGGTTTTTTGTCCTGTGTGAAATGTTTCCCAATCAAAAAAATACAAACACCTGTCTTTTGATATTACTTCGATAACTTCCCCACTATTTATTTTGTCAACTATTTCGCTGTGCCATTTTCTATAAACCAATTCGCCATCTTGTATTGGTGACATTTCACATTTACCCACAATAAACGCGGTAGGGCATATGTTTGCATTTACAAGCCCCAAAATATGTTTTGACTGATACCTCATATTGTCATAGTCTGGCTGTCCAGCGGTTGCAAAATGCTGCCCTACTGGTATTTTCGGGCGCGGAACATCGTCGTGATGATAGCCCGGTATTGCTGGATACCAGCCCGGCATAAGCATATGCACCCTGCTGTCAAAAACGCAATTTTCTTTATCCCACCAATCGGGCAGATTGTCTATGAAAGAGCGTGTAATTTCTCCACCTTTTTCATAGGCAAATTGAATTGATGAATTGAAGAACATTGGCTCGTTCTTTATTTGGTCATTACTTATGTCTTTTGCAAACTCTCCAACGTTCTTAACATCAGAATTAAATACTACATTTTGTTTTGCACTCATTTTGTTTTTTTGTTTTGTGGTTAAAAGTGATTGTTATTCCGTTTCATCAGGTGACAAAATGCGCGTCTCATTTATTGCTTCAAATATTGTTTCGTCTTGTGTAGAAAATCCATTCATATACCACCACATTTCTTTTGAATTGTATGGGGATTTGTTCCATTCCACTATAAATCAACGGGCGCGACCATTACTATTATAATCGTATTTTACCCAGTAATATCCGGGCTGTCTTGTTGTGATGCTCATTGTTTTTTATCTTGTTTAGTCATTACCAATAATTATTAAGCTGTTATTAGATACGTTTACTACAAATCCCATTGCGTCTATGCCTGTTTGCTTTTCAAATTCCTTAACCGCTTGCTGTATTACGCTGTAAGTAGAAGTAGAAGAATATACAGCCTTGTTGGCTATGTCTATTACTATTAGAGTGCTATTCATCTTGTTACATTTTATCATTCTAACAAACTGGTGCGTAAAGCGGTGGAGGTGGTGGGATTGTCTGCATGTGCCTTACCTCCAAGTATTCGAGCCAGTAATCGTTATTGTGTTCGTAGTTCATAAATATATAGTTTTTGCACCTCAAAACCCCGTGCCAAATGGCTACGGGGCGAGGTTGTTTATTATGGTCTATTTACTCCAGTTATCTCTGAAAAAACATCCCAATCAAAATTCGGCAAGGATGTAAAAGCCTTTCTGTTTTCGCTGCTCCAATTATGCCATGCGTCTTGAAAAGCCTGCTTAAATGGAATATCTCTAAGATATCCGCCAGCAGTTTTATAAGATGGGTAATTTTCCTTTTCGGTATCTGTCATTTGGCTTTCGCACACCCACATTTTAGTATCGACGCAATCTCTCATTAGCGAATAGGCTCTTGTGTTTTCAAAGTCTATTTCTGTATAGCCAATAGCTACAGGCTTATTAAACATTAGGAATGGGGCATTACCTGTGCAAAATGCGCCGGTGTTCCTGTTGCCGGTGTTACTGTAGCCGGTGTTACTGTTGCCGGTGTTCCAGTCGCCGGTGTTCCTGTTGCCGGTGTTACTGTCGCCGGTGTTACTGTTGCCGGTGTTCCTGTTGCCGGTGTTCCAGTTGCCGGTGTTCCAGTCGCCGGTGTTCCAGTTGCCGGTGTTACTGTTGCCGGTGTTACTGTAGCCGGTGTTACTGTTGCCGGTGTTCCAGTCGCCGGTGTTACTGTTGCCGGTGTTCCTGTTGCCGGTGTTACTGTTGCCGGTGTTCCTGTTGCCGGTGTTCCTGTTGCCGGTGTTAGAATGCCCTGTGTTGTTAATGCCCTCATTTGCTATAATCGACACTTCGCTCCATGGTATTTCTCTCAATATTCTCAATTTGTTTGTAGCGACTTTGCTATCCTCGTGGTGTGTTTGTATGTCGCCAAAGGCTTCCACCTCAAATACCTTATTGGAACTATCAAAAGAATAGTAAGAGAAGCAATGCTGCGCTTTTGTGCAAAAATGAAAACCAGAACTACAAATTTTCAATTCGCCCTTATGTTCGTACTCTTTACCTACTTCAAATTGAAATCCTCTACACTTTCCGTTGCTGTCGGCTACTTTGTAGCCCTTTATTGTTTTTGTTTCCATTTTATTATAGTTGTTTTGTCTAAGACTGGCCGTAGCCAGTTTCGGTTATTAAAACCTCATCAGTTAGACTTATATTAGCTCAATGTATGCGCCTGTCTTGCCGCCACGTGGAGCATCGTTACCCACGTAGAATTTAAGGCCATTCCTACGCAAGAAAAGTGTAACATTCGTAGTTTCGTCATACAGATTACCGCGAGTAAATCCAGTGCTTATAACAGGGCGGCACTTGCCAGTAGTAAGCAGCTCTAAAGCCATTTCCACCCAGCGTGTTTTCGCAAATTCTCCACTTTTCAGCGTTGGCAATGGGTGTGCCAGTGTTGCGTTTACTTCCTTAATGTTTTCCGTTGTTGCGAGTACTTTGGTTGCTTGTGTCATTGTTTTTGTTTTTATCAGTTAAAAATGTGCAGTGTACGATGCTGCGCCCGTGGTTGATTAGTAGTTCATTCTTATTTCGCAAGTCCTATCCCCAACCTTAAAATAATCGTATCCGCGTTTTTCTATCACTCCATTTTTTTCAAGGCTTTTGATAGTTTTGTTTGCTTCTTTTTTTGTTTCAAATGACATTACACTTGATACAAAGCCTGTTATTGTGTTCACTTCGCTAATTGTGTAACTTATTGTCTGTGTCATTGTTTTTTCGTTTTGTTTGATGATGTAAAGGTAGTAATACTTTTCATTCTACCAAAATATTTTTAGGCAAAAACGCTAAAACGCAATACAGTAGCGAAAAGTATTTTTTATTATAATCTGTTATTGTTCACCCATTCGGCATATTTGTCCACTTGCATACCCAAATATTTACCGTCAACAGTAAACCTTGCATCATACATCATGCTGCGAAGCTCCATGTCGACTATTGGTATCAGCTTATTCGTGTCTTCATAGCTTACACACCCACGCTCAACAGCCTTTAATAGCCTGATAGCAGGTATACCGGCCTTACGGGCGAAGTAAGACACATTGACAAATCCTTTCGATAAAATCTTCGCCATTCGCTGGCCCTGTGTATAATCCTTTGGCATAACAATTTTCGATAAAGTTACGAAAAGTGTATAAAATTTTATACAAAAAACAGACCAGTCTTGAAAAATAATGAAAAAAACGCCTCAAATTAAATAATAAGTTGATACAAAACGCCAAAAATGACCACCAAAAGTGTATAAAATTTTATACGTATTGTCATTTTTGTATAAAATTTTATAACAAAAAGTGCCGTATAGAAAAAATCGTTACACATCAAATAAAACATATATAACTTGATATGTTATGTTTTTATTGAAAATCAATCAATTATACGTTACCACGAATTATTATACCAAATCATTTTTTCCCTGATAATCAACAAACTATACGTTACCACAACTAATATACAGCCTTTTTGATTCTCTCTACGGAAAATTGAATTTCATTTTTCAATTCGACTACCTCCCGATGAAAAAAAAATTTCGTTTTCAAGGGAAGCTCTGCAAAAGTGCTGTATATGCGTTGTGGTAACGTATAAAACATTGATAATCAATAAAACCACCCTTTTTGAAATGTATATATTTTTTGTGGTAACGTATAATCCGTTGATAATTGTTGTATATTGGTGATTTTATATTTATACTGTGTTGGTGTTTAGTGATTTGTATTTTTATTAGGTTGATTGAAATTGGTTTATTATCTTTGTAGAAAATGTTATGTGTTATGGCACAAGGCGGACCAATAGGTAATGAGTTCTGGAAATTGCGTAGCAAACATGGAGTAGATGCTAATTTTACGGATGCCCATAAACTGTGGGAATCTGCATGTGAGTATTTTCAATGGTGCATGAACAACCCGTTAATGTCTGTAGAGTATAACGGTAAAGATGCAATTGAGTGTAAGGTGCCTAAAATGAGAGCATTTACATATCAAGGGCTTTCGTTATTCCTTGGTACTAACTCAAAATGGTTTACCGAATTTAAGCACACGGAAACGGCAAAGAAAAACGATTTCCCCGAAATTATTGCGCGTATAGATGATGTTATATATATGCAAAAGTTTGAAGGTGCCGCTGCAAACATGTTGAATCCCAACATCATTGCCCGTGATTTGGGTCTTGCAGAACGTAATGTTACAGACCAAAACATGACAGTATCAGAGGAAACAATAAAGGCAATAGCCGATAAACTGAATGCATAAGCCGGTATACGCATCGAAATTTATAGCACGCCTTACGGTGCAAGAGAGAGCCACATTACAGGCTGCTGGTATAGTACCTGTAAATGATGCTTACTTCCCGTATTTTGGCCAATATCACCGACACAAAATATTTTACGGTGGTCGTGGTAGTGGTAAGTCAAAATTCATTGCACAGGACCTAGTTTATAAGTGCGTATATAGTAAGTATTTCAAATGTCAATATTCAAGGAAAAATCAAGTTGACATAAAGGAAAGCCAATATGACCTGTTACAGCAAACAATAAGCGAATACGGCAAATACAGGGATTTCACATTTAACCAATCAACACTTCGTATTACTCACCGTTCGGGTAATTGCTTTATTGCAAAGGGGTTGGACGACCCCGAAAAAAGCAAAGGGATAACCGACCTTAGTTGCTTTTGGGGTGAAGAAATTACCGAGTTTGAGCAAGAGGATATAGTAGGGGTTAATCAGAACTTACGCACGCAAAAAGCCCCTATTGAAGCGATATACAGTTTCAACCCGGTGCAGGCGAGCCACTGGGTACGCCATTACTTTTTCGAGCCCGATAACCCACATAAGATTAAAGATATATTTGGTGGAGTTGCCATACGCTCAACCTTACGAGATAATTACTTTATCGACCGTGAAGCATATGCCCGTGACCTTATTGCGGGGGCCAGTGGCAATCAGAATATAATTCGTGTGGTGCTTGATGGCGACTGGGGCTTAACAGAAAATGGCAACCCGTGGCTATATGCATTCAACGAAGACATACATGTATTTCCTGTTGACTTCTTACCACAACACCCGATATACATAACTTTCGATATTAACGCTGACCCGTTAAGCTGTACAGTGTGGCAGATTTCGCCAAACAAAGGCACTCCGGGTTGCTTCTTACATTGTATTAATGAGTTCGGTGGGCACATCAAAGTAGATGATATTTGCAACCAAATTAAGGCTGCATACCCTACTTCGATAATGTATGTTACGGGTGACAGAAGTGGCCAAAATCAAGATGTAGGACGCAACCAAACAATGTACCAGATAGTACAGTCACTATTGAAGCTGTCGGATAAGCAAATGAACCTGAACACTCATAACCTTGAGCATTCAGATAGTAGATTGTTGTGTAACAGCATATTTCATCATTACCCGATACGGATACACCCGCGCTGTAAGAATTTGATTGAAGACTGCCATAAAGCAACGGTTGACGAAGATAGTGTACGCATGGGGCAGCTCAAGAAAGACAGGAAGGAATACAAAATGGACTACTTTGACGGTATGCGGTATCTGTTCCAGACGTACATGAACGAATATATTAAGTCAACATACCTTAATGTCATAACTCCACCACGTACCACATACATCAAACCACCACCACCCACGAAACAGGTACACAAGTTTGACCCGATAAACCAAAACAGTCACAATCTTGTTAATTTGAGCAGATAGCATATATTTGCATTAATCACTTACATCATGTTGCAGCACAACAGAGATTACGAATTAGCATTAGAGTATGCAGGGCATAGGTTTTATGTTCCATCTGAAACAATTGGTTACAGCAAGTGGCGGGAGTTGGCCATGACCGGCCAAGATATGTTTAGCCGTGCCGGTATCGACCCTGATACGTTACGCGCCTTCGCGCAGCAGCTATTAGAAAAATGCAATGAAACTAAGGGGCCCGCCACCCTTCGCAGTGATGTAGCTGTGATAGCTACTAACATACTCATACGATTGAAGAACCCTGTTGATGAATTATGTGCCGTTCGCATGGGGGCTATAGCCTTAATACACGAAGATGAAGACCCGATGAAAGTATCACAAGCGTGGATTAAGAAGAAGATGGATTTGGCACAGGAACACCCACCCATCTTTGATTTTTTTTTGCAAACGGGCGTAGCACTTACACCCGAATACAGCAGTCTCTTACGTGGTTTAACGGCAGAGGATTATTTGACGAACAGGGCGCAGCTATTGCAACAGACAACACCGACAACCCCATAACAAGGGTAGAGGATATGTACTACAACACATACCAATCAGCACTAAGACGGGCAGACGGTAAGACCAGCGAAGCCGATTACATTATGAATTGCGGTTACTTTGAGTTTTACGAACGTATCTTACACGGCATTGATTACGGCAAATGGGTTGCAGAACAAATGAAACAGAAATGATATGAGCATCCAAACAATACAACACAACAACATTGATTACCCCGCATTTCAATCTCATGGATTTGCGGCAAAATTCGCATTCCCATACGCAAAGGAAGTATGTGTAGGCTTTGGGTGCGATGTTGGCTGCAATCGCAAAGAATGGGCATTTGTCGATAAAAACGGCATTGATGCCCTACTTGTTGACCCTGCAATATGCACAGAGTACCACGCATTGAACTTGCCGCCCGGCTCCTTTGATTACATATTCAGCAGCCACATGTTAGAGCATGTCGACAACTGGGTTGAAGTGTTGAACTACTGGCAGACAAGGTTAAAGCGTGGTGGCACGTTGTTTTTGTACCTACCGCACTACTCGCAAACATACTGGCGGCCTTGGCACAATAGGAAACATGTACACGCGCTTACTCCTGATATGTTGCGTGATTATCTGACCGACAAAGGTTATACAAACATCTTCGTTAGCGGTGTTGACTTGAATAATTCGTTCATGGTAATGGCAGAAAAGGCATGAAAAACATAAAATTCGTTTGTTGTTGGGGCGTTTCAGAATATGGCGAATGGTGCTTTAATTTGCTTAGGTTTGGGAGTTCGCCAAAGTGTTTTTATATAACAATATTTAATTTTGGTGTAATTGTGTTCAGATGAAAGTAGCATTAGTCATACCAACATACGACAGGCCAGACTATGTAAAGCAGTGCTATGCATCATTGCGAAAGCTGACAACACAGCCAGATTACATTATGATAGTTGATGATTGCAGCACTGTGAAGATGCCAAAGCTGAAACTGCCAAATGTAGAAGCATATTCAACACCATACAATAGCGGTGTAAAGTATGCACTAACGTGCGTAATTGACAAAGCGATTGTTACGGGGGCAGATGTGGTTATTAACTTGGACAGTGACGCAATAGTATCACCCAACTTCATAGATACGCTGGTATCATTGCACACCAAAACAGGGTTGATATGTTCGGGATTTAATAACCCGAAAGTGCCATTCGTAAAACACCATAACGGGTATGGAATTAAGCGAAACGCCAACGGAATAAACATGTGTTTCAATAAGTCGCAGTACCTGAACTATATAAGGCCGTCATTGATTTCAAATACGAAAGACTGGGATTTGCACGCCAGTTCACGGATAAAAGAGTTTGCCATTACAAAACCGTCATGTGTTCAGCACATAGGCGAAGTAAGTAGTATGGGGCATTACCCTGCTGATGTTGCACTGGATTTTAACACGACACACAAATGAAAATAGTAGTAAACCAACCATTCGGCATTGGCGATGTGATATTTACGCAGACGCTTGTACGAATTATCGCAGACGGTCGGCCTATCATATGGCCTGTAATGCGTCAATTTGTCGGACAACTACAGCGTGCCTATCCTGATATTGAGTTCGTGCCGTGGGGTAGCATTGCCGTAGACCACGACAGAAAAGAGCAGTACGAAATTACACTGCCTAAATACGGCCTGTGTACTGTATTGCCTATTCGGTTTGCAGATAGCATGATGAACGTACCATACAGCGAATGTATGAGGGTGAAGTACGGCATGTATGGAATTGATTGGAATTTGTGGAAAGAAGATGCAATGTGGGAGCGGAATATATACAAAGAAAACGAACTTATTAACCGCTTACAGGCACATGGTAATTTCACATTGATAAATCGGTTCTTTGGTTCTGATAGCCAATTTTCGGCACCGATACCACACAGAGGGGTTGAGATGTGTAATATAGATGGCTTTAGCTTATTTGATTGGGCCGGTGTATTTGAAAAGGCAAACGAGATACATACGGTTAGCACATCAATAATCTATCTGCTTGAAATGTTGAACATTAAGAAACCAATACACATATACAACAGAAAGCCTATAGAAAACCACCTTAATAACGTGGCCTATTTGCTCGATGCAAGCAAGCACAAGTACCACAAACACATATTATGAGCCTGCCCCTTGTTACGGTAATTACTCCCACTACGCCAGATAGAAAGGAATTTACAGATAGGGCAATATCGCAATTCCTTGCACAAACATACCCTAACAAAGAAATGATAGTTATTAGTACCGATGCGTGGCGTATTGGTACAGATGGCAGCAGGGAATTGATTAGCAATGTAACACCTACCAGCATAGGGGCAAAGCGCAATTTCGGGAATAACTTCGCACATGGTAGTATTATCATGAGCATGGATAGCGATGATATTTACACGCCAGATTACATGCAATATGCTGTAGATACACTTGCCAAATGCAACACTGGAATATTAGGAGCGCATAAGTTCCCGATGTACAATACAAAAACTGGCGATGTACATATGTTTTCAAACCCCGGTTATGCGGCCGAAGCAACACTGTGTTACAAAAAAGATACATTGGCGTTCCCACGCATTAACGCTGGAGAGGGTGCAATTGCTTTGAAAAACAAAGAGTATTCAACATACCATAATCCTTACTTCATGTCAATAGTTCACGGTGGCAATACTTGCAGCCACAAGGCATTACCGCTAATAAAAAAGCTGCCCCGTAATGAAGCAGCTTTAATATTGCAGTCGTTTGGATTTTAAGCCTGTCCTACAGGGAACGCTACAGTCTTGCCAGATGCGTCAATTTCTGTTACCTCCATTTCATCAGGCGCAGGGTATTGCTGTATGTATTCGTCAATAAGAGCGTTCCATTCTTTTCCCCAACGTTCTGAAAGTTTTATGAGGTTTTCACGATAAACACCATACGAATGTGGTGTTAGACCCATGCCTTTTCCGGTAGCTTGTGGCAATATTTGTATCACTATTTGCATTTCATAGATAGTCAATGACAGGTCTTTTGATTTGCTTTTAAGTATGCGTGCATACATGTCTTCTGGCGCACGAAGCGCAGAAGGTGAAGCCGTATTGAGTGCCGCCCTGATTTGTTTGGCTGGTATTTCCTGTTCGCTTACGTGGAAATAGTTTTCACGAATAAACTTGTTGAAAGCGTCAAGACCTTCATTACTCATTTTTTGTTTTTGCTGTAAATTGTGCATATTAGTTAATTTTGAATGACAAATATAAAAAACAATGGCCGATATAGTAGAATTAATTGCCAAACTCGAATTACAGGTAGGTAGCAGCGAAGGGCTTGAAAGGCAGTTAGCGGCCATGCAGCAACAGGCGAGAGTAATAGACGAATTGAGCAAAAAGCGTGAAAAGCTAAATCAGATAGTAGCAAATGACCCTGCATCAGATGAAGCGCAAAAAGCCGCTCCAAAGATTGATGCACTTACTAAAGCCATTGACCGGCAAACGGAATCGCTTAACAAGCGCGTAAAGACATCGGGCATACTCAATAAGGCCGTAACTGACGAACTCGGTAAGATTCAACAGCTTACTCAATACATTGCGCAGGCTACCAAAGAACAGGCAACGCTTACCGATACTAAGCAGATAAAAGAGTATGAAGAAAACATAAGGGCGGCAAAGGCAGAGTTAAAGGCACTCGTTGAACCTTACAAAGAATTGAATCGGGTTGGGGTACTCGAAGGTCTTGAAAACAAAATAAAGATACTTGGCAACACTCTAAAAAAGGTTGGCCGAGAAGATATACCTATTATTCAGGAAGAATTGAGGAAAGCCAAACAGGAATACGAAGACTTACTGAACACTAAACCAGAGGGCGAAGAAGGTGGCGGTATTGGTGATAGTATTTTGAAAATATTTGGTATCAGTTCGGCAGAGGGCGGTATATCAAAGGTATTGCAGGGGGCTTTGTCGGGTATTGGCATAGGTGTAGGGTTCAGTATCTTGCCCGCTCTCATTGGCAGCTTTACCAGCTATGTAAAAACAATATTCGATGCCGAAGAAGAAACGCGGAACCTCATTGCGGCAAATGACGCATTGGCGCAATCGTTTAACAACGTACAGACGCAATTACAAGAGATTAACAACATTAGTCAGGGTTCTATATATGACCAATTCTTACCGAAAGACCCCGAAGCGGCAAAGGCACTATTAGACCAGACAGAGGAAGGTATAAAGCGCAGATTGGCCCTGCTTGATGCAGAGGGGACGGTAGACGGTGAAATATTCATTGCCCGAAAGAAACGACTTGAGCAAGAGCAGCTTTTGTTACGTGAACAAAACAGGGAGTTGCAAAAGCAACAGGATATACTAAATAACATATTAAGTACTATAGAAGGTGCTTCAAGTGCCGGAAGTGCATTTGGTGAAGTAGACATAATAAACAAAATAAAAGCACTTGGAGACCCATTCAGAGGTGGCAAGTCTGAAAAACTACAGCAAGTAGAGAATATACAGGAACAAATAAAATCCAGCTTACTGCCATTAAAAATTCAGCAGGAATTGAATTTGGCATTAGAAAAAGCAGCAGAGGACAACGCGAACATAAATGAGGTGTTGTCTCAATCTGCAAAGAAATTACAATCTGCCCGTTTTGACCTGAAACAGCAACTACTTACCAACGTAGAGCAACAGTCAAATTTAGATATTGCATTTCAGGCGCAGCAGGTAGAGCAGTTGCGGCAGTTGGATATTAAGCTAAAGGCAGACCTGAAAGCGGGGAATGAGAAATACGAACAGGATAGGCTATCCTTACGGGAAACTACTCAATCGGTAATTGACAAACAGATAAACAAAGAGCGCGATGCAAGGTTAAAAGACCTTGACATCGAACTAAAAGAAGAGCGAAAGAAATATGAACTTGATGCCAATGGCAGGATAAAAGCAGTTGAGGTAATAGAAAAGGATGGCACTACTCGCCTCATTGATGTTGAAAAAGAATATGTACAGAAACGGGCGCAAATAACAAGAGATGCCGAGTTAAAGCGCAGCGAAGCGACAAGGAAATACAGACTACAGGAATACAAAGAACAGGTAGCACTTAACGACCAGCTACTTGCAACCGAACTCAATACACTGCAACAGCAATTAGACCTTGTTGCTGCAACGGAGCTATCTGGCCGGGTAGACGCACTAAACAATATTGCCGACAAAGAACTACAGATACAACAGGCAAAAAACAGTGCATCTTACACGGAACAGGTTCGCGCACTTGAAAAGCAAATAGCAGAACAGGAAGCAGCAGGCGAAACGCAGACAGAGGACTACCAACGTACATTAGATACTCTGTACCGTCTGTTACTTGATTATAACACCAAAGAAGAGGAAGCGCGAATATCAGCACAGAACAAACGTATAGCCAATATACAGAAAGGTTATGCCGATGTTATCGCAGAGGTAAGGAAAGGAACCAACGACCTGAATGCAGCAATAGCCCGACAGAATGCCGACGAACTACTTGATATTTCACAAAGCGGCGGTGGCGGTTTCTTTGGTAGGGATTTTGCACGTAGGCAGCAAGCGTTAAGAAACAGAAGGGTACAGGCTCAAAGTGATATTTCGCAGAGCAAAAAAGAACTTGATGCAGCCAACGCAGAACTTCAACGGGCAAATGACGAATTAGCAAACGCCACCCCTGAAACAAGAACGGCAGCGCAGGCAGCAGTACGCGAAGCCACTACCAACATAAATACCATACAGGCAAAAATATCATCAGCAGAAGCGGAAGTAAATAATACGTCTCGTGAAATACTGAAAAATACCGTTAATGCCTATACCGATGCTTACATGCAGATTGCCAATGCTGCAAAGCAGGGGTATGATATGATTGCACAATACAGGCAACAAGACCTAAACAGAGAGATTGCAGCAAGGCAACAACGGGTAACGGTGGCATTGGAGTTAGCGAAGATGGGAAACACACAGGCGTTGGACATAGAGCGGAATGCATTACGTGAAGCGCAAAAAGAACGTAGGCAGGCCGCTTTGCAACAGCAGGCAATTAACGCAGCGTTGCAATTCAGCTATGCAGCCGTAGCCATTGCAAAAGCAGCAGCGGAAGGTGGTGGTATATTTAGTGTCGCAACTGTTTCTGCAACCGTTGCCGCTATCCTTGCCGGTTATAGTGCCGTAAGGTCAGCAACACAGGCCAATCAAACCGAGGGTTTCAAAGATGGGGTAGTAGACTATCAGGGGAAAGGAACTACAAAGAGCGATAGCAATCTTGTACGTATAAGCCGTGGTGAAAGCGTAATGACAGCCGAAGCGACAGCTGCAAATAAAGGCGTATTGAAGATGATGAATGCAGGTGTACCATTACGAAACATCATACCGACCTATTTACAGACAGGCGGGAATATGAATGAATTGAAACGTTCGGTTGATGGGGTACGCGAAGAGATAAGAGATAGTAAAATAAATGTGTCACAAAACGTAGATAGCAACGGGGTAGCACAGATTGTTACAAGGTATAGAAGGCTGGAACATAGAAAATGGGCGTAAATACCGCCCATTTCTTTTAGCACATTTTGCCTTTCTTCTTTTTACCCTTTGCCATGACGGTTACGTTTTGGGTTTAACAATAACCAAATGTAGTATATTTGGGGTACATTTGCTATATGAAATACTTTGACACTTTACTCGCGTTTATGTTTGTTATATGCGTTATTGCATGTAAGAAGCCTGAATCAATGGCGGCAACGCCTGCCCCATATCCGTCAGAAAATATCACATTCATACCTACATGGCAGAATGATACGCTTTTGAACGGGTATAGGGTTAATTCAACCGATACGCTTTACACTATTATGCGTAGTGATACATCTATCCTCGTAAGTTGTGGTGTTGAGTTGTATGTATTTGGTTACAGCATAGACACAACAGTTGGTAGTTGGTTCAAGTGCTTCATCGGCCCCAATCCGTTAGACAGCACTACTGCTTACAGCAAGTGTATTGTTAAACCGCCATACTATTTCAGTGTAAGCGATAACAGGCGCATTTATCAGCAACAGACAGTAGCCATTACTACCCGCTACCCGCATTTTGCAACAACAGGTGACGCATGGTATTTGGGTAGAAAAAACTAATACATGCCATTCCCTCGCAGACTAACTATTCAGTTACGCCAAAGGCAGCTATACAGTGTATTTCTTGACACTACAGGTGCGCCACGGCCAGTATATTATACTGGCCCCAACCCGCTATCTCTAACTATTTTGGAAGGTTTTATATCGAACCCGTGGATAGACTTTACTGACTTTGTAGGTGGGTTGCAGGAACTTGAATTGGACTTTGCGGCAGAGGATGTAGACCCCACTTCGCCTACACTTGGTAACTTTACCCCGATTAAGGCTGCATCAGGTAGTTTACAGTTTGAGCGCGAAGCATACGAGTTTCTAAAAACCATATTGGTTGATGATGTCGCAGCGGCATTAAATCAGGTTGAGGTACAAATAACAGATGTTTCATGTGGAACATACACTGGGTTTGTCATTAAGTCAACACAGTTAGAGTGGTGCGAGTACAACTCACTTTGTGTTTACGACCTGAATTTGCAGCAGATTGAAGATTACACGAATTGCATTGAGCGCACACTGATTGCCGACAATTGGCAAGGGTGGTTTCAAAATGAACCATTAGACGTACACACTCGCTTGCCTAAAAAACACCCTCGTTTTGGCTACTGCATAGAAAAGCGGCCAACATGGACATTGGTGCTACTGTGGGTATTATCTGCCCTATTGGCGTTCGTTTTAAGCCTTGTATATACCGCGATATACCCGTTGATATTGGCGGTATATGCCATAAGAGTGGTAATATATGCACTTACCGTAGCTATCAATGTCGTTATTGGCGTTATCAATACGATAATAGATTTCATAAACACACTTGGCGCAGGCATACCAAACATACCAGAAATACCAGAAACACCACCGGGCGACCCACCAGTTACACCAGTAGAAGTGTTTTTGGGTTGGGCAACTCCAATGATGGAAACGGCAGGTTGTGGACGTGAACACCCAGCCCCATTGATACGCGACTATATACTAAACGTATGTAATAAATGTGGCGTAATGGTTGATGCTACCACGGCACCTTTATTCTTCGCTACGGTATTGACCGAAACACGTAGCGATAACAATGTGTATACAGAACCAAACCCATATTATAACGCTTGCTGGCTGGATGCAAAAGCTAAAAGAGGGGTAAGAAAATACAGAAAGATAAACTTTTTTGTTCCTGAATCAGACCCCGACACCACAACTTACTACCAGCCCGAAAATTCACCTGTATTAAGTTTGAGTAAATTCTTGGATGTACTTTCCGCTCAATTTGCATCTCAATGGTGGGTGCAAGTTGATGGCACAGGAACACCATATCTTTACTTTGCCAAACAGTCTACGTTATATGAAACACCACCAATATACGATTTTAGTATTGGCGGAGCAGATAGAAGTAAGATCGTGGGGGGCGTTTGTTACGAACCGCAAGACTTGAAAGTACCTGCATATTGTTCTTACCTGTATTCTGACGACCCATCGGATAAGTGTTCATTTGAAGCAAGTGATTTTTACAATGGCATTCAGCATGTAACATTTAACAACACGGTAATAAACCCAATTTTTAACGGGGAACTCAATATCAACAACCAAATAGGGGCTACACGTTTTCTGTGCGATGGCACTGGGCCGAACTACCTGTATGATGCATTGCAGGCGGTGTACAGTTTGGTTGCAATAGGGCCTATTACTTTCCTTGCAACAGAACTAAGCGAAAAGATAGAACAGGTTGCGAACTACCGAATATTACTGCAATCTGAAACGGTTGGGTTATCGCGAATACTTATATGGGATGGTGACACAGACAGCCCCACAGACCCTAACTATCTGAATGCTACGTGTATCAGAGATACAATAAACATTGCGGGAACGGTTTACACACTGGGAAAATCAGGATATACAGGAACCGTACCGGGCATTACAGTACCTGACGTTAACCCATTGTACCCGACAATGATACCCGACACTATCGGTACTACGTTTGTTCCGTCTGCCGTACCTGACCCGACACCGTGGATAGTAAACCATGAGCCAAATACTAACGTTACAATGCAATTCCCGCCATTCCCTACGCCAGTAGGTGTATATGCGGTTACTAATATTTTCGGGGCTACAATTATACCGGCAGCGGCAATATTGGTTAACTTTCCGATGTACTTTGAGCCACACTACAAAGAAACGCTTTGGGACAGGTTCTGGTACATTAAAGACCCTGTAAGGCAGCCGAGATTGAATAAAAGGTGGTCGGTAAAGATTGAATTGTGTTGTGAAGATATTGAACGGTTAAAACTTACAGGAAGTGTAAACGAGCAGCAGTTATTAAAACCCGTAATTTTGGACACAGCCTTTTATAATATCGGATTGCTTACAAGGATACGGGTAGTGTATAAAACAAACAGTACCGAAGGAATGTACATAGAATTAAGCGGTGTAGTATGATTTTTGTAAATAACATAACAGACCTAAGTTATTACCATGACAATCCTCAATGGGGTTGTTATGGTGAGCCGATACTACAGCCTACCGACATATTGTTACAGGCCAACGGGTTTAATATTACATCACCAATATCTGGGGCATCTGTATTCATTTACGTGTGCGACTTGGCGGGTGTGTTTCAGGAAGATGCAACCGCTTACTTTACATATAACCTTCGCAGCATTGTAATAGGTGGCACTACTTACTACTACTACAACATAGCGGGTAGCAATTTCAGCCCGTACATGGTGGCTAACAGGTGCTTTACCTTACGGGTAATAGTAACAGACGGTGGCGGGTTAGGTATTGTATTCGATAAGTACACAGAGAAATACGAAATACGCAACGTTAACCCAGCATTGGTTGAGCCTACATTACTTATTGACGGAGTGTCGCAAGTGCCATGTATCCCATTCGACAACCCACAAAGATGTATTGCACCCGGTAGCGGATTGGTTGACGTTCGTGTATCATTTGGCTGCATTGATGCTTATAATGGTGACATATACGGTGAAGGAACTATTATCAGCAATACAGGCGAACCGTTTCTTTTTATTCGCAGGTCTTTGGTCGGTGGGCGTATGCGTCCAATACCTTCTACTATAATTAGGGAAGTAAGCATAAACTGTAGGACGCAGCGAACCGAAATAACACCCATGTGGGAGTTTCAAGGTGCATCTGCATTCCCGGAATGGAAAATGTTGGAAATAGAGGGCATGTTATTAGCCCCTGACATTTACATTGATGGTCAAAAGTTCCAATCAGATGGTGGCATGCCATTTGAACAAGCAGGGCCGCCCGTAAACTGCCAATATGTATACAGGCTAAAAGCAAGTTTCAACCTATGTAAGCAATGGCAAGTGTATGGATGTGCTGTAAGTTGTGAAAGCCTTGCATCTTACTACGCTATCCCGCGCCCATTCTCGCGGGTTTATGATGATGCATTGCGCCTTGTAGCCGAAGATGTAGACGGGTTATTGCAATACTTTAGTTCAATCCCCGGCACAACGGTTGCTGTAGATACTGGTTACATATTGCCATGTCCAAATGAAGCAGTACTAAAGGTGCAATCAAGTGGAGTGTTGCCAAAGTACCTATACTTAGACCAGCCCATACCATCGCAAAGGGTATTTTCTAAACAGCTACCTTCAACACTCACAAACGTATCTGTGCTTTGTAATGGCATAACTAATAACAATCAGGTAATAACACCCGTTGTTACTGGTGAAGATGATGAAGCTATACAGGTTACAACCCCTAACGTAATTTCAGAAGACGACGTGAGCGCGAACGCATACACAGCACAAATAGGGGCCGCAACAGATTGGACGCTGGATAACAACTTTACATCAGGCGTTTCGTTCATGGGTGAAGTAACACTAAATCTGTCGTTGTCTACGGGTGTTGCACAGCCTTATTCAATGAATTATGTGGCGACTATAAGCGGACCTGCAAGACCAACGGCAGACCGCATGATAAGCTATATAGATAATGGCAATGTTCCTTACGCGGGTGTTTTGCAGATACTTACCACAGGTGAAATATATTACACCGGCCCCGCTACATCACAGAACGGTAATACCTATTTTGTTGAATTATTCATGCTCAAATATCCTTTATAATGGCACGGCTACACAGGCTTTATTTATCAGACGACCCCGCAACAGCACTTAATTACGAGGTGTGGTTTCGTATTGTTGGTGCTACAAATTGGACGCAATTGTTTTTTAACCACCCATTGCCTACAATGGAAGTATTAAGCCCACCAATGGAAGCCCCATTTATTGCGCTGGGGCCATTGGCGGACGCTACAGAATATGAATATCAATACAGGATGTTCAATCAGGACAATCAACCCGGTAACTGGGAAACAGGAACGTTTACAACTGGCTCATAATGAATTTTGCGATAGATAACCCGATAGGTGGCACGTTCAGTGTAGTGATAAAAAACAGTAGCGGTACTACTGTGTATTCTGCTACACATGGCAATGAAACATTTGACCCCGGCATTACTACACCGGGTAGTTATGTTTTATACATTGATGATGCTATTGGGTTTTGCTTTGACGTTCCTGTATGTGAATGTCCACCGTTTACATCAGCTACTATAATACTTGGCGGGTTGACATATTCGGGTTTATTTTCGTTTACGTATGATAGCCCCGATGATTTTTGCCCATTTGACATACTCATTCGTACTGAATTTACTGGGGGCATGTTTGGAACAATTCCAATAAATTCACTTTCCGACCTTGTTGCGGCTCCATCTGGAGTATATACAAAAACTATATCATTAGGTGGTGTAGGGTTTATGGAGTACAAAATAAAAACGCAAAGTTCAGACGAGGTTTGTGTTAGCGGAACTGTTACATATGATTGTGTGCCACCAACTATAGAAAGTGTAGATTTAGCATATAGCGAAGAGTTAGGGTATTACTTAAAAATAATTTCAACTGTTTGCGGGTGCGGTTCATATACCGCAAATTATGTACAAACATACCCTTCTACATCATATTCAGGCGGTTCGAGTAGGGTAATAGATTGTGAAAGCCTGCCAGACACATTTATAATACCAATAACGCCAATACCAGATGCATCTGGGCGAGTGGAAATGACTGTTACGATAACAGATTGTTGCAGAGGGGAAACAGAATACTTGTTAGATATATTGCCGCCTTGCAGTGGGCCTACCCTTCCAACGGCATACAATATAGTTTTGATTGGCTCACAATACTACATGCGTGTAACATTCCCAAGTTGCGGAGGTACGTGTCAAGAAGTGGGGTTGCTGTTTCAACAAAACAACTTGCTTACAGTTGGTTCAAACGACTTTGTCGGGCCAGTATATACATCGTTATCATGTTCTGATACTTATCCCCTCACAATTGACTACCCAATAATGCCTAATACGAATATTGTTTCATCTCAAAGCACTATAAATTATGTTGTAATTATAGGGGAGTGTTGTGGGGATAGTAGCATAGGAATTAGAACCTATCCAAAGCCATAAGAAAATATTTTTTCTTTATTCCAATCATACTTATTAATTTTACATTGCAAGCACAGTTTACAGCAACCTTTTTTATAACCACAAAAAAAAGACAAACATGCCTTGCGCTTGTACTCCTGAAGAACTTTTGGTTATTCCAAACGATATTTGTTTGGGCAAACCACGACTGACTACGCCTTCAAGGTGGGCATTTTACAATTGTAATACTGCTATCCCTGAAACGGACGATTTCAATACGCTTACTGCCGCCATGCTTTCATTGTACGAAGCGGGTGAGTTGAGCATATCGCCCGAACTTACACTGTTCAACTTTGAAGACCCGACATATGACGAGGTGGCAATTTCCGATTGTAAGGCGGCAATACAGATACCTGCTACAAGGGCTATTACCTTTGAAGACAGGAATATCATAAATCCTCAATCTGTATCTCCATTTACGGGTAATAAGTATTTCGATTACCAATACTGGAAATACATTGACGACAATCAGGCAAACCTTTTGCCTATACTCATTTACTGTAATGGGGATGCCAAAATACTAAACCGTCAATTCACTTTGCGTGTAATTTTGAACTATATCCGTTCAGGTACACAGGGTGGCCCTTCAATCGAAACAAAGCAATGTCGTATGGCTTTTATCGGAGACCCTATTAATTTGGGAATTGTTCCTACCTTTAGTGTCGACGGATGGGCGTTACCATAAACACAACTGCCCACATAGAACATGGCAGACATAATAAAAAAGGTTACAGAAATACTTAATGGCAGGGAGCAAATTACACTCCCTGCCATAGTATCTAAATGGCAAAATATTTATTACAATACGTCTGTACATACTACAGGCGTTTGCCCTTCTTATATCCCACTTCGTTGGGAAAATTCTGCATGGACATTGGCGGGTGGCGCAGCCGTTTACCCTATTTACTGGATATACCCACAATACGACCTTGTATTTGACAGGCTATTTTCAGCACACCCAAGGGAGCCACAAATAACAAGAGAGTGGCGCAAAAGCCAATACAGGCCACACCAAAAAGCACCACTGTTACAGGCTATAGACAAATGTCGTGCAGTAATATCAGCCGATAACAAATACACCCTTATTGTAGACGATAAAGAAGATAACGACTACATATGGGGCGCAAACTTTGAGGGCAAAAACCTTGTCGATTACGTATTTGGACATTTTAAGTCCATTTGTGAAGACCCTAACTGCTTGTTTATTGTCGTTCCTGACGCACCGGCCAAACAAATCAAAAGCAGCAAGATAACTGTACAAATTATCCGTATCCCAACACGGTTAATTTCTTACTATTCTCGCGACGAAATAATATTCTACGACAGCGAAGAAATGCTACAGGCGTGGTATGTAAATACCAATTCTTATTTACGGTTTCAGAAAAATTCACAAAACGAATGGGCGCACGCTGATGGCAGAGCGGGTTACTACGCTCATATGTTAGGATATTTGCCGGTTCATTTTGGGGGAGGTGTATGGAATAGTCATGGCTATTATGATAGCTACATAGGTGCTGCAATACCTTTTTGTGATGATTATGTAGGTTCTAATTCTGCTGTGCAGATGGTGAACAAAGAAGCGTCACACCCTTTTATTATTGCATCTGCCGATGATTGCCCTGATTGTAACGGTATGGGGCATTATCAGTATTGTAGTTCGTGTAATTGCGCAACTGACGCTGGATGCACCTGTAACAACACAAGCAACTACCTGTTACGAACATGTATGTCATGTAACGGCACAAAGGTAAAGTCTCAAAATCCTGCCGATTGGAAAGTAGTGCCTGCCGACCAAGTAGACAAAAAGCATATCCAACTTGTAAACCCTGATGTAAGCATTAACCAATTCTTACACGACTTCAACAAGGATATGTATGAAGGTATCAGGCGTGCATTACATCAGCAATACATAGACGAAGCACAAAGCGGTACAGCAAAAGACATAGACCGAGAAGGTGAAAGGTTATGGTATCAAACGTGCAGTAACGGTATGTGGTATGGGTTACTTGAAAAACTACTCATTGACATACTATCAATACGAAATATCAGCAAGTCGAACGGTGTAATAAAGCCTAATATACCCAAATACACGCTTATACCGCCAACAGATTTCGACCTAAAAACGGAATACGATTTACTTGATGAATACAAAAAAGCAACTGAAGCACAAATGCCGCAGTATGTTTTACAACGTCAAGTAAATGCGTTTGTAGATAAGCAATTTGGAGGGGATGAAGTTATGGTGAAAAGTTCAAACATTATCAACTACATCGACCCATACAGCACAAGCACCGCAGCAGACAAAGCCATATTTATTACCAATGGCGTTGCGTCTACTGACGAAATAAGGTTTAGTAATGTACTGCCTACAATCCTGAACAAAATACAGTTTATGTGGGGCAAAGAACGGTATATTAACGCATCTTATGAGGAAATAGAAAACGAATGCAGGACACTATTTAACAAGATGCCTAAACCAGAACAACCCAAAGAACAAACTGTAGTAAGAGAAAATATATAACTTTGTATAAATAATCACAATCATGGCAAAACTAAAACCAGCCGCAACAGCGCAGACACAAAACAACGTTATTACCCCGCAAACTATGCGTGCAATGGGTGGCCCTGCATTTAGCGGGCAAGTGCAATCAAGCAGACGCGCACAGAATGATAAAGTGCGTCTTGCCCCTATCGACGGAGGTATTGGATTCGTTACTACACGGGCGCACGCAGAGAAAACAATACGCACTAACCCTACACTGGTAATAAAAGAAATATAGTATGGCTACCACAAAGAAAGAAGTTCTAAAGCCGGGCGTAACTGTATTGCAACCTACCATAACAGAGGTAAATTCCTCTACGTTGAAAAAAGGTATGGTAGGTATTGTAATGCTTAACCCTGATGGCACAGAAAAAGCAAATTCATACTTTGAGACAAACGAGTACACCTACAACAAGGTTTACAAAAATAAACCTACAGAGTACGCGGTAAAAAAAAAGGGGAATTAATCACAATAACAATCACTAAAACAGCAACAAATGCCAAAGTACACTCAAAAACAATTAACCGACCTGCTTTCAACCCTAATGGGGGAAACTGTAGAACTTGTGGAAGCTGATACAGATAGCGACTTCAATGCAGATGCCGTATTGTCGGCCATTGATAAAGCAAGAACGCCTGTAATTAAAAGTGCATTACACAAGGACATCCACAGCGAATTGAGCCGCAAAATAAACGGTTCTTATCGCAATAACCTTTCAAAACTTACGGGTATTCCTGTTGCTGATTTGGCTGATTTGGAAAGCGAACAAATGCTTTCTAAGTCGCTCGACTTCATGAAAGCAAGTATGTCTGACGATGGCAAAAAGTGGGCAGAAGAAAGAGCCAATATGCTCAAAAGCCACGAAGACGAAAAGTCAAAGATTACTGCTGAACTTACCACCAAATACAACGAACTGGAAGGAAGGTTAACCCGTAAGCAAATGTTGGATATTTTGACAAATAACCACACAGAAGCTAAAGGGTTGCCCGAAAAAGCAAATCGCGCACTGATGGCAGAAGGCTTCCTTTCTTACATAGAATCTTTGGGCATACCTAAGATTTCAGAGGATGGCAAGCGTATCGCATTGTACCGTAAAGACGCGCCAGAAATGCAGATGCTGAATGAATCACAAAACAATGTGGTATTTGCGGATGATTACATCAAACCGCGCTATACTGAATTGGGATTGTGGAATGAAGACACTCGCGATGTATCGGCCGCTTCGGCTGCAAGTAAAGCCCCGTCAGGGTTGGCCGGTAGTGGGCAACAACAGTCGCAATCTTTACCCATGACAAACACACAAGCAAGCCAACAGGCGTTTGCACAGGTATGGAAGTAAATATATTTTCAAGCATTATTAAAAAATCCCGACAAATTTTGTTGGGATTTGTTTTTTTTATACATTTGCTCCATACGAGGGTTGCAACCTATCTCTAAATAGCTATTATACGAGGTTCCATATACCTTCTAATATATGGGAAAACATCTTACAGCACTACACGGCTATGCCGTAAATTAATTTGTTTAACCTCAAATAGATATAGTATGTCTTATACTCCAGCAGTAGGACAGCCACCAAGTTCTAATGGCTTCCTTAATTCGGGCAGAGAGTTTCAAAAGTTCATCATGGGAAGGGAGTACAACACTCCTGAACAAGAGATGATTATTGCCATCATCAACGCATCGGCAGAAAACAACGTGCTTATGGCAGATGAATTTCGCTATGAGCAAGGCATGTTGCGTGAAGTAAAGATTTCGTACTACCCACAACGTTGTGACGTTGTTGCAGACGATTGCAATAACAATATTTGCGAAGTTGGTGAAGTTGCGTCACCTATCCAGCAATGGTACAAGCTATCAAAGTGTATTCAGACAAAGCCACAGCGTCTGTACCCTAATGACGTTCGTTACATCGATGGTGGCTGGTCGTTTACCCGTAACGCATTGGAGCAAATACTCGCAAGCGTAGGCGCATTGGTAAAAGAACTGGCAACACGCCTTACAACAGACCTATTGGCGCACAAAGGCGTACATCAGGGCGGTTCAGAATATGGTACACGAATCAATCTTGTAAACACTACGGACGGTATGATTACCCCTATCGGTATGAATACTATCCTGAAAGAGTTTGCATACCTTGCTTATCGCAATCCGTATATCGTGGGTAGTGGTCAGGTATTTACCTACCGAAACTTTTTCAACATAGCTACCGAAAACACTTATTTGGGTCAGGACTTCCGTAAGGCGGCAATACCAAATATGTATTTCGATACAAACCTCGATACCATTACCGGAACAGATCCGGGCGACCCTGAAACAATCATAGCTTTCGACCCTCGCGCTGTTAAGTTCATATCTTTCAGCCAAAACGCTGGCCGCTGGGCAACAGACATTACTTCTTTGACACCCGATAACATGGACAGGATGTTCAAGAACGGTAACGAATCTGTTTTGCTCGGTGCATTTAAGATACCCAACTATCCGTTGGTATTCGATTTGGACGTTCATAAGAAAATATGCGTAGACGACCCACACAGCAAGACTGGTGCATTTGACTGGCGTTTGCAGTTGCTGTATGATGTGTTCTATACACCAATCGAAAGCTGTAATGAACAGGGCATAAACGGAATATTCCAATACCTTACATGTCCTACTGTATTGCCAGCGTGCCCAACAGGTGACGAACCTTCGCCAAATCCTGTGGCAACTGCTTACACATGGACTCCGGGCGACATATTGCCGCTGCTTATATCAGACATCACCATCAATGGACAGACAAACTATCCAAATCAGCAGACAACAACGCTGGCGCAATTGGCTACGTTGCTCGGTGCCGCATATGGTGGAGACTACATATTTAGTGTGGTTGGTAGTGACATCAAATACACTGGATTCAAAGCCCTTACAGGCAGCATAAACAACGGTGCTGTTACAATAACATTCTCATAGCAGAAACGAAGCTGTAAAGTGTGATTGATTGGGGGATGGTAGGTAAAATCTACTGTCCCTTTTTTGTAATTTTACAAAACAAATACATACTATGAACTGCATAGAAAAAATTGTTACTGTAGGGCTTTGCGATACGGAGGAAAGCACATCTGGTTTTTCTCTTATGAAGTCGCCCGGCATATCCCCAAAAAATGCCGCTAATATGGTTCAGGAGCAGTACAAAAACATTAATGAACTACTTGATACCATCAAGCAAAACGCGATTAATATTGTCCGTACAGACTTCAATGCTTTTCTATATGCAAACCGTATTGCCACTACGCTAACAAACAGGGTTTATGACAGTGCCAGCTTTAATACATCTAAAACAAAAGGGTTTTACAATGGCATGAGGGGTCAAACCATATGGAGTAAAGTGCCACACAAGACGGGCAACATGGCCAATCTTAAAATACATGGAATTGATACTTATACTATTATTGGCGGTGAAGGCGAAATAGTTATAATGGACTTCGATAATGGGGTGCCAATATATACTACCTACCAAACAACGTTTAACAGCAATGAATTACAATACCATGAGCTGCCTACCCCATACGTAGCCAAAAGCACACAGGTATCGGTAATGATAGATAATACTTCGTTGTCTTTCAGTTCGTCAAAGGTTATATGCGGTATCGGTTGTGGTGGCACGCCTAAAAACCCATGCGGTAAAGTTGAAGGATGGGATGGCACCCGCCATGTGCGCGAAGAAGGGTTTGGTATGAATATACACTTTAGTTGTGGGTGTGACTATGATAAGCTGATTTGCGACCTTACGCCTGTGTTTACCGGTGAATTGATATGGTACAAAATGCAAGAATTGTTTTGGCAGGAAGCATATCAAAGCAACCGTTTTACCCCATTTGTTACCTACAACCGTGACGATATGGTTAAGGTATACATTCCGCAACTGCAAGACAAATACAGCACTAAGTTCAACAGCATGGTTGGTGAAGGTATATTTAACATATTGAAAACCTACAAAGACGATTGTTTGAATTGCCGTGGTATACAACTGATAACTAACATCTAATGACTATAGAGGAATATACAGACAGACTTCGTGAACTTGGTGGCATCATCGGTTCGGTAGAGGAATATACTGTAGTTCCGTCTGCAATAGAAATGTTGGCACGAATAAAAAAAAGGGTAAAAGATAGTGGCATAGGAACGGCAGGTAATGACATCGGTAGTTACTCCACAAAGCCAATATATGCCGGAAAGGATAAGTTTGTAAAAAGCGGAGCATTTCAGGCAAGGGGTAAACTAAAAGATGGCGGGGCGAATGTGTATAATGTGGGTGACAGAATAATCCCAACAGCACGCACGAAAAGCAATAGCATAAAGGCTAACCCTACAAAATATGGAGCCTACACTATCGCAAAGCCAAACTACAAGCCACGAAAGGGGATGTATCTCCCCGGTGGGTACAAAGAACTTAGAGAAATACAGTCTTTAGAGGTTGGATACATGAACCTGTCTTATTCAGGCGTAATGATGAAAGATTACCAAATGCTGCAAGCTGGCCGAGCTACGCTTTTAGGCATGGTAACCAGCCAAAGCGCAAAGAAATACGTTGGGCTTACAAAGCGTTTGGGGGAATTTTTCCAACCATCGGAGCAAGAAAAAGAGGAATATTTTAAGGCGGTAGGATTTAGGTTAGAACGGTTGATAAGGGGCATAATTATTGAAGGTGCGCCTAATCTACAAGGCACAATAACCATAACAGAATTACAATGATACAGCCATATTTAGATAGCATTGCAGCACATATACAGGAGTATAACCCGTATTTTGATAAATACTTTACCAATGTAGAGCAGAGCGATACAACGGGTATTGTTCACAATTCTTTTGAGCCTGTATTCCCAAATGATATTTACGGTAACTTCTTTTACTTACGGCTACCTTCTAAAATGGGTGTAGTGTATAATAACAGTATGAACAATGCCGATAGAAGTGTAGGCATTTCGATACCATTACACATTGTAGCATCTGTAAAGAATGCAGACCCTTACAAGTTGGCAGGTAACATTATATCTACAGTAGGCAGAATGTGCGACATAACAAAGAAATTTACATCAATATTGGTGCATAACGAAGATGTTATAATGCAGGAGTTGGGCAAGTGTGACGAACATGTAATTGAATCCGCATTGCAAAGGCAACCTAACGATGCTTTAATTTCTGTAAATTGCACCATAGAAATATTGTTTCCATTCACTCAATTAAACTGTATACAAAATCCATGTCTAAGTTGTTAATATATTCGGTGGTATTTGCCTTAATTTATATGGCGTTCATACGTGTGATATGGATGCTATTGTGCAAAGATGGATTGTTCGATACTGTTAGTAAAGGTCGTTGGGGAATATGGAAAGATGACCTTTACGAGAAAGGTAACAAGTTTGAAAACGTACTTGGTACGTGTGCGAAATGTACTGCATTTTGGTGGGCATTCCCTTATCTTATAGCCAATTGCATCATTATGTATTACCTTGGTGATTGGCCGTTTGCCTTGTCTTTTGGTGGGGTAATTGTTGGAACTATGTGGTTTGGTATTGCGTGGTTTATGTTAGCAATTGCCGGCCTTATTTCATTGTCTAAAAAATTCATAGAAAGTGTGTAGCGATTGTACAAATACCGTCTGCCTTAACCTGTATTTTAGTCCATGTGATAGTGGCATAAATACAGGCATCGTACTTGATACGAGTGGTGATTATACAGTATTGGTAACATTTAACGGGATAGTTAAGCGTGCTGATATTGAAGTAGTTGCCAATGAACCTATCATACTTGAAAACATACTTATTGCGCCATACACGCATGAAATAAAGATTTATGACGTGGATGGGAACCTTGTAAATGGAACATGCTACATGGCAAATACATACCTTACTTTGACGGCATCGGGGTTAACGCCTAACCCTCCATCATGTGCAAAGAAATTCATTACCGTAGAATCTGACGGGGCAACCATAACAGATGAATTTATAGGGATACATACCATATCGTCTATAGGGGCAAGTAATCAGCTTTACCTTGGCGATGGGGTAGACTTTACGCAATCAGGCGACACAATAACAATGACGAACGGGGTTACTTTTTACGCTGGTCAAATAGTTTTAGCAACCGCATAATATGATACGATACATTATAGCCGTTTTAGCGATGTTTTTTTGGGCTACTGCATATGGGCAGACCACAACCAATTTCGGGGCAACAAGGGGGCAAGACACAGGCCTAACTAAAGGGCAGTTGAAGGCAACAACCCTTACTACAAGCAATAGCAACAATGCTTTGGCAGTTGGCCCTACAGGCGTTTTTTCTGTGCGTAACAACATCATGAGCAAGACGTATATAGATAGCCTATTCCAAGCGATAACAGGCGGTGGCGTAACATTGCCACAGTTGACGGACAGCATGAAAAGGGCTTATGCTTATATAGACAGTGCAGATTCTGTTTTGCAAGACCAAATAGATGTTTTGCAAACAGATGTTACAAGCACAGATAGCGCAGTAGGCGTTGCATTTGGTGCCATAGCCGATATTTATGATAGCTTGGGCGATTTTGTACCATATACAGGCGCGACGGCTACCCTTAATATGGGCAGTTTTGGCGTTACAACAGGTACGGTAACGGCCACATCTTCGGCAGGGCTACACTTGCATGGTACTGGCGGTAGTGGTATTATGGTTGGTGCTGGTGGGGGTAGTAATATCACATTTGACGGCTATCCCACTACTACCGCGGGGGATAGTGTTTTGACTACCAATAGTACGGGTGGTTTGTTGCGGTATGATTTGAAGGGTAAATTATCTAATTACCTATTGAAAAACGACAGTATAACGATATATGCCACACAAAATGGGCTTGATACAGGTGTGAGAAATACCAGAAATTTTGTATTGTCAAAGGGTTATGGTACGGGTACTGTTACAACCGTATCTGTTACATCTGCTAATGGTTTTGCCGGTACTGTGTCGAATGCTACAACTACGCCAGCAATTACATTGACTACTACAGTTAACGGCATAGTAAAGGGCAACGGCACAAACCTACAACCCGCTACAGCTGGAACGGATTATTTGACATCGTCTACCAGCACAACGGTAATTACCACTACCAACTTCACAACAAGTTACACGATTGCTGCAACAGACAGCAGGCCGATATTAATAACAATCACAGCACAGGCAGGGGATTTGTTATTTAACGCGCCTACAGGGCTAACAGATGGCCAGCTTGTACTGATACGTATAAAAGCAACAGGCAGCAGCAGGGCGTTAACATGGAATAGTGCATTTGCGCCTATTACGGGGCCAAACGCGGTAGCTTTACCCACAACAGTAACTACCACAGCCCCAGCGACAATACAATTTATTTATAACAGCACAAGCAATAAAATGAACTTAGCAGGTTATGTTACGAATTAAGATACTCATATTTGCACTACTCTTTTCGGGTGGTGCATTTTCGCAACTGCTACCAGTGTTGCCGTTAAGGATTGGCGCAGCATCAGGTGGGGTAAACAACTATGTATTTGTGGATAGTGCAAGTGTAACCCCGGATGTGAATAATTCAAAAATAATACGTTCACCGTCAAGAAACTACACTGCCGCTACTTTGTTGTTGGTGCAGGCTATAGATTACCCCTTTAGTGTGAATGCGAACTCCGCAGTGTCTGACAATAAGGGTAACACATACGTTCAGGTTCTTAACGCTTTCATTCCGGGAAGCCAACAAAGAGTAAAGTACTACATGTGTTTTAATCCTGACTTATCTGGCGGCAATGTGATAGTTACATACGCCAGTACAGACAGCATAACAAACCTCGCCAGCTTGTACGTTCAGGCATATAGGGGGGTAACGACTTTACCGTCTTATCAAACGAATTTTGCAACCAGCATATCCACTATAGCGAGTATCTCTACAAATAGCGTGACTACTACAGCCCCTTCGGTATTGGTTTCATCTATTGGTGTGGGAGCGGCGATAACGTCCGCACCTACTGCAAGCGGTAGTATTACAACCTCCGAAAGGATGAACTGGTTTCGGCAGGTGAACAGCCGTAGTATATTCAGTGCAAGTTATAACAGCGTAAAAGGTTCGCCCGGCACTTTCAGTGTAACGCACACTACGGGCGGTGCTAACTTTTCTTCACAAACAGTAGCAACTATTGCATCTTTCCAATGAAAAACATCATCATAACAGCGGTATTATTCTTCATTACGAGCGTGTCGGTGCAGGCACAAACAGTAGAACTTGACAGCACACTAAGTCGGTATTTTGTGCCTATAAACGACACTGTAATTGTACCTGACAGGCCACCAGCTAACAGGCTGTATTGCTACACAACTACAGACCTGCTGTATAACGTTTGTACAATAGCGTGGCAGTTAGGGTATAGTCAAGACGGAACTACCTACACTCTTCGTACCGGTCAGGTGCAAATGAACGGCAATTATTATGCGGCATACGTTGCAGACGATAGAAAAATAGTACATTTGTTCAACTATGTAGGTAGTATTATTGGAGTAACATTTAATTAAAGTAACATGGAAATGATGAAAGCAGGTTTCCCAACACTGGTATTGACCGAAGAAATAGATCTTGTTACGGGTGTAACTGTTAGGGGCGTAAATAACACTTATCTTACAGCACAAGACCTTGCAGGTACTTTGCCTTCATTTTGGATTGAGCAAAACGAAGATGGTGAAGATTGTCTTTGTTGTTTGAAGTTCCCCGGCCAAAAGATAACAATAACCGATACCAACAATGTACCACACGTTGCGACTGGTTTTGTAGGCATTTATGGTGCCAATAATGAATTGGTCGGCACACGCCCACCCGTTACTCGATAACCATGAGAAACGCAACCCAAATATTGCCTAAGTCTTTGCTCATTGTGGGATTTGTGTTATGTAACACATCCCCTCGATGGGTTGAAGGTATTAATGGCGATACGTTCTGCAAATGGGATGCGCTTTCTTACCTATTACTTGCCGTTTCTGCCACTATACCCGCTACGAACAAGATAATACTATGCTTGTATCAATGGGCGGCCATTTTGGCCTTTAATAACGCCTATGATGAAATTTTAGGAGACCCCCGTCATGTGAATATGGTTGAAATTTCTGTAAGCGTAATTGTAACAACATGGACAACATTAAGATTAAGATGTCTATCAAAAATGAACTAATTGCGAGAGCAAGCGAGTTCTTCTCTAAATATGGGGTTTGGGTTGCTTACGTACTTATAGGGTTCGTGGGTAAAATTGGTTGGGATATTGTAAGTAAGCGTAAAATTTCCCCCTTGTATTTGTTGGGCACTGGCTGCATGGCAATATTTGTTGGCTTTGTAAGCTCAAAGTGGTTTATGATAAATGCGCCTGCTAAAGGCCCATATGTTGTACCTGTCCTTACATTGGTTAGCCGTGACGTGCTTATGTTCCTGTCTGTGATAGATTGGAAAAAGGTTTTATCAGTATTTTTGAAAGTTGACATAAAAGATAAAGAGCAATGAGGACTTTATTCAACTGGATAGGCCGTGCCTTATCCGAAAAAGGCAATCCGAGTAGTAAGAGACTGTTTGGATTTTTGTTCGTGCTGGTTGCCTGTTTTGGCGTAGTGTACACTATATTGAAGCAGCACAACTTCGTGCAGTACCTGTTTTATGGCGTACTGATTATGGTTGCGCTATTGGCCGGCGTGGCGACTGTGCCGCAGATAATCGAATTGTGGCGGGGTAATAAGCCAACAGAACCGCCTAAAGAATAGTGGCTCATAGTGTGTGAATTTGATTAGCCCTGTAGTCTTACGGGGCTTTTTTATGTACAAAAAAGCCCACTAAGAATAGCGGGCTAAAACAAAATGATTAAACCGAAAAAAAACGAATGACACTGCAATATACAAACCTTTGGGGAATAAAAATATCTATCTTTACATCATGGAATACACAGAAAAGAATTTCAACCGAACTATAATAACGTGTGCGATTATCGCAATCGGGATGGTGCTGTTGTTTACATCGTGCAAATCGCCTAAGAAGATAGCAAGTAAACAGATTGCCCGTATTGAGCAAGCCGACAATAAGGCCAAACGTAAAGGGTGCGATACATGTGGGCTGCATTACTTCGCAACGAAATACCCGATTAAGGTCGCACAAGGTAAGACGGTGTATATACCGGGCAAGACTAAGATAGTAGAAAAAACGGACACTGTGCAGCGTGTGGTGACGGGTAAAGATGATACCATCATTCGCACTATTACTAAGTGGCGCACTGAATACAGGCACGATACAACACAGATACGCGACACCGTAATAAGCACAGCCGAAATCGGGCTATTACAGGCGAAAATAAGCGGCTTAGAACAAAGCCTTATAAAGAGTAATGCCGAGATAGAAAGTGCCAAAAATGGCCGCAATACAGCTTACTGGGGCATACTCATTGCATTGTTGGTAGGTGTAAGTGTTGGCCGGTTCTTGCGGAAATAAAAAAGCACGGTAGAAACCGTGCCTTTCTTTTTAAGAGTAGGAAAGAAAGGACAAATATACTACAAAAATCAAAACAAACAAATGTCAACAGAACAAATTAACAAACCATCATTTGCCACGCATGACGCAGCGGAAGCCCTGCAAATAGCAATATCCTACTTAGGACAGAAAGAAGAACCAGCTGGTAGCAATGGTGGCCCATTCGTTGATAAATGCCTGAAACTCGTAGGGCTTGGAACTGGTTATTACTGGTGTATGGCCTTCGTTTACCGATGCTTTCATGAAGCAGGTATAGTAATCCCCCGAACTGCTGGGGTTATGGATTGTTGGCGTAAGGCTTCGGAATCAAGCAAGATACTAAAGAAATCAACGCACCACAGCGCAATAAAGCCCGGAATGATTTTCATTATGGATTATGGGAAAGGTAAGGGCCATACGGGCATTGTAGAAAGCATATCTGTAGACGATAAGGGCGCAGTAACATTGAATACGGTTGAGGGTAACACGGATGCTAATGGTAGTCGTACAGGCGGTATGGTTTGCCGACAAAAGCGAAGGTGGAGCGATGCAAAGCTGATAGGGTTTGTGAGTATGTAAATTTGTATATTTGTAAATTATGATAGCACAAGGAACAAATCCAAGAAAAATATCGGACGATGTAAATTCGATAATTCAAAGCATGTCTGCCAACGGCTCAATATCAACAAACGATATTGGTGATGGGTATCATACTTTCGGGCAGCTTTATGACCACCGTACAAAGCTATATATTGCGCTTGCTTCGCAAAATGGTAATGCCTGGCGTTCGCTGGCTCATTCAGACGGTAGCGTTTGGGATGGTTGGTTTATTCTCGGAATAAACAAAAAAGCAGGTGAACAAATAACATATCACTTGCCTACAAGCGAATGGGATAACTGCAAATTTGCCGAAACGCTCGACAAGGCTCCTGAATGGGATGGACATTCGTCAGATGATGTGCTTGAACGGATACAGAAATTATTGATAATGTAAGAAACAAAAGCCCCTTAATGTAGGGGCTTTGTTCTTACAACCTATCAGCCGCATTTTTCCACGCCTGCTCTTCATCAAATCCAATACCCAATATTTCCTTTCCCATGGGGTTGTAAACAACTATCAGGTAATTGTCGGTCACGTCAGATTTTTCGCATATGGCGTTCGGGTGCGCTTGTAACACCTGTTCCTTAGCTGTTTGTATCGGTGTCATGATTTTGTTGTTTAGTGTTTCGTATTTCTTTTTCAAATTTCTTTATTCTTAGCCACAATTCGTTGCGTTCTTTCGTGTCCTTATCGGATAGCCCAACAAGTAACAACTTTTCCTCTAATTGGCAAAGAACTGCTTTAGCGCAATGGTACTCGTTGAAGGTGTGTAGTGGTGTCATAGCTGTACGTTTAGTTCTGTGCCACACAAAATGTGGTACAAGTTCTGCAATTGGTGAACATATTGTATGTGTGTCCTTAACCGTATTTCGTTTCCGTATTTGTATTTTAATTTTCCGAAAAACAACTCCAACTCTATCCCTTCAAATTCGTATCCCATTTGGCTTTTAACAAACCCGCACTTTTCAAGTATTTCGGGCGTGATGGGGATGCCTGAAATGTTTTCGAAGCTATACATATTTTCATGTTCACCATCTTGAACAACAACGCCAAGTCGTTTAATTTCTAAAACTTTTGCATTAAAGTTTGTGGTCAAAAAGTGACAGTTTACCAAGTTACCTATTCTCAATTCGTTTGCTTGTATCATAAATCAATGGTTTGTCGCCACGTACCACATAATGAATACCGTAGCAATTAGGACTATCGCCACAAATACAATCAGGGCGATTAGTTGAATGTCTTGTTTAGTCATTGTTTTTCGATTGTGGTGATGAATACAAATACGTTGTCTGCCCATGCGTCACTGCCAAACTTCCTGTGCAAGTCCTGCATGCGTTCAATGTTGTTCGTGTCAGGCCATATTGTCTGTGCCTGTTCGCTGGTCATATCCTGCACCCTTACACAACATACATCTTTAACCAATAGCCATGTCCGAACGGCTTCGCGGGGCATCGTGACGGGGGAACGCCATGTATTGTATATTTCTTCATCGCATCTTGTAGTCGGGCATGATTCACCATCTGCCTTATATGCGTAATGCTCCATCCCATTCAACCATCCGCGTATGTGCCAGCTTTCCCGTACCGCTATCGTCTGGCCGGGCTGGTAGGGGGCAAAATCCAATATGCCGCGAAATCGTGTGTTCATATCCTCAACAGACACATTTTGCGCCATGTGAAAATGCTTTGAATTGCGCATATCAAAGTTGTATGCCGTCTTATCTGAATTAGACGGTATCGGCTGCGGCTTAACCAGCGTTACTATCGCGGTCTGCTTGCCGCTGTGTAGATTGGCCGATTCGGATGAATTGGCTATGTAGGTTGTTCTCATAATTCATCAGGTAGTTGATTGTTTTCAATTGCTGTGTGTATGTCTGGGTGACGTTCATAAAGTTTACCTTCCCGCTGACGTTGCCATATTTTTATTTTAATTCGCCCCGGCCCACCATTTTCAACCTCTGCCCTTACGGCATATTGATGGCACATTAATACTAACCTTGTCAGCAGGTCTCCGTCATACGTAGCAAATGACTTGCCTGTATTAATCTGCCATCCGTACCCACATTGTTTTATTTCTGCGCCTATGTGGTGGTAGCCGCCAAACAATATGGCAAAAAATGATGTTGCTTTTTCTTTTGTCATTGTTGCGTCTTTTTGCGTTCTTCAATAATGGTTAAACATGCGTCAATAGCGGCAGACTGCGCGGCATCGTGGGTGTCGTGAGATATTGATATATAGCTGCATGCATCTTCTCTATCGTCAATATTCGTAATGTCGCCCCTCCATTCGTTTTGTATCGGGTCTGTCGTAAGGTCTGTTTGCCACAAATCTACTGTTAAATGCAGCCCATGCACATCCCTCAACCACCTACACACATCGTCAAGGGTGGGGCGGGAATAATTGTTAGTCAAATCGACGTTTGATTCTTCAAAATTTAATAGCACCTCTTTATGACGTGCATTGTACACGTGTTTTGTCGGCACATCGTACCCCACCGCTTTCAGCCTAACGGCCTGTTTGTAACTTACTCTCGGTTTTTTCATTGTTTTCTATGTTTTTACTTATTAAACTATTCAACTCTTTACCGTCCATTATTAAGAAGTGATACAAACTTACTCCCAACCAATGACAGATAGCGGCGTATGTTGGCATAGGTAGTCTATCACCACCACCTTGTAGTATATACTCAAATGTGCTTATTGCTACACCTGACTGCTCCGATATACTGGCATAACTACTTTTATTACGCTCACTGTCTATCGCAGCACGTAACTTCTCTTTATTGATTTTGAATGTCATTGTTTCGTTTTTATGTATGCTTCGTATTCTTCTTGGGTGGCGGGTTGAATGGTTGGAATAGACCAAATATTTTTCCAGAAAGTGCCATCTTCTGAAATTTTCCAGCTTTCAATATTGTCACCGTTATACATAGGTTTCCACTGAACTTTTGAAAACCTTTGATTTATTAACCCTGTCTTTACATACTCTGGCATATCCTCAATATCTCGCTTTTCGTACCACGGCAGCATACGAAATAGGTGGGGGTATTCGCTGACTGCTACCGATGAATCATGTTCAGTTTGCACATACATGTAAGACTCCCCATTTTCTTTTAGTTGTCCTGCATCAACGTTGAGTATCTGCCCTATCTTAAACGGGCTATTTGGGTAATCGGCTATTACCTCAACCCTCGGTGTCAGCAGTTCGGTTTTACTTAGTGGCATCGTTTTCGGTTTTTTCGTTAATAATGTCTTTAATCCTGCGTAGCTGGTCGAGTGTGAATCTTTTGTCTCCACACATGTACAATTCATCCTGTATAAACCTTTTAAGACGAGAGCGTTCCCACATGTCCAATATTTCCTGCTCGGTAAGGTAAAATTGAATAGGCCAATCACCCACGGAACGTAATGTGTCAAAATGCACCTTCGTTTTATTGACGTAAAAGTATTGACGGCCTACGCTTGTTACTTCATCAGTTTCTATCTTGCCGGTTCGCTTACTAATTGAGTAAATCGTTTGCCCCACCTGTATGTTATGCGGGTTGTTTGTTTTCATCTTTTCCAATTTGTATGGTTAAAGAATGTTCTTTAAGCGGGCATGATTCAAACAGTTCGGCAAGGCTTGATTTAATCACCTCCCTGTCTTGCGGGTGGCAGCATATGAATAAGGTAGTCACATTCATGATACTGTCCAATAACGGGCATCCTTCGCAGCTTGTTACACTAATTACTTGATTGCTCATGTTGTTTGTGTTTTTGCGTTAATCTCCTGCTTTATTGCTGCGTTAATGTCTGATACGTTCTTAATACCCATTATAGTATCAAGTAGTTCGGCTATGTCGTGTAGCCTGTCGTCTTTAAGGTCGTTTAGTATCAGTTCCCAATTGTCGCCCTTATCCTTGTCAGACATCACACCAATCAGGCGGTTATGCCCGTTCGTAACATTCCGCATTTCGTTCTTTAGCCACGTTGGGCATATCGGATTTGTACGCATGCCTTCGATGCAGTACTGTATATTTTTGGTCAGGTACAGCAATCTGCGCATGTCCATGACGAAATACATCTTTGCTTTTTCTTCGGTTAGCTGTGTCATTTTGTTCGTGTTTTACGGTTATTAATCGGGCTATAGCTTGCCCTGTTGTTTTAGCGTCTCGTAGGCCGATTGCCACGCTGTTGTTAAGTGCTCTTTGCTATAAATTCTACATATACGTTGCGGCATTCTACCAAATGCTGTATTAAACCAATACGCATTTACACTGCCAGCACCAACAGTTTCATCAAAGTGTATAAATGCATCAGGATACACTTTCAGCACCTCGGCTTTGTAGTCGATTTCTGTTGTTACTTGTTCCATAGTTACTTACTTTTAATATTCAACAATTCGTTCCAGTTCGGCATTTCTTTACCACGTAGAGGGTAGCAATGCATGTAATAAATTTCATTCCCCATACACTTGAAATGGAAACTATCGCTATCTATTGATGCAAGAACTCCAATTGTTCCATAGTCTTCGCTATCCCAAAACAAACAAACCTCACCAACTCTCGGTTCGTTCGGGTCAGGCAATGCCGGAATTGGCTCGCCACGTTCGGGGTGCCATTCGGTAAGGTGGAGTGTTGGGAAAGCGTACGACTTCTGCTCTACCCCATCTGGCGTGTAGGTACACATAACTCCATTAGAATCCTCGCATTTTATTGGGTATTTTTCTGAAAAATCTAAACGCATAACCTCAACCCATTTCCCACGCAGACAATCCCAAACCTTATCGCCCACCTTCAAATAGTCTATTATCTTACGGGGCTGCTCTACTGGAGTTTCTACAATAGGTGCGGGCGTAAGGAAGTCGGACGCGGGGTAAGATACAACCCCTGCGCTACTACGCGTCATATATTTGCCATCATTTGGGATGTAAATCATCGGTAGCTCACCAGCAACGCTATAAGTTTGTTCTATGTAAGTACGTCCATCGTGCCACCTCAAACCCGCGTCGTGCATCAACCTGCAAATTGCGTTTGCTTCCTGTTCTGTGGTGCATAGTATGCCCTCGTTTTTTTTTAGTTCTGTAACTTTTTTCTTACTTTTTGGGTACATAGCATCGTATTTGGTGAAGTTGCCATCGTCTATTTCGTCCCAAAAGTCATGTCCTTCTGGAGAATCAAACCAAACAAATCCACCCCGTCCCAAACACTCTGACAAAACATTGCTAATCACAGGCTCATTACCCTGATCTTTAATCCTCTTACACGCCAACTCGTAAATGTCTGGTCTTACTGATTTTAGTTCATTTAGTGTCATTTCGTTTTATTTATTTGGTAAAATATACTTTATGTGGATTGAATGTTCTTACTACTACACCATCATTGTAGTGTATGTCGTAATACCATTTATCGCCATCGCCCGCTGCTGCATGCTCTGTTATTTCTGTAACGCCATTTACTCCCACCTCTGCCGAAAGTGATTGCTCGCCAATTCCTTGCGTATTGGTACACATTGTCGGTGTATAATCGTATATTAGTTGTTTGATTTTCATTTGCTTTGTTTTAATTACTCTCCAAATTCCCTTACTTTCTCCAACCACCACAATTCACTATCAGCACATTCCCTGCCAATCATACACACCTGATTGCCGTTGTTTCTATTCATCCACTTGCCACTTACTTCTACATCATCCGCAACACTGTAAGGCATCAGATAACCCTTGGCCAACTTACCACCGCCTACCATCATTCGTTGCAACCACACCTGATTGTCATAACCCATGTGGTTGATAAGGGTTTCTATCTGCGATAGTTTTGACGTGGTAATCTTCAATTCAACACTTATGCCATCAGCTGCCAAGTCGGGTAACACCTTAACCGGCATAGCCAAACCCGTAACCTCGTCGGTCATTACGCCGGTATATGCGACCTGTCCACGAAACGCCTTTAAGTGTGGGTACTTCATCATGATAGTAGTTGCTATAAACTTAGCATGCCTGAATAATGGATGCATCATATCAATAGGCTTAGACCCTACAGAGTGCGTGATTATAGCGTCAACCATGCTGCCTAATTGCATCATATTGGTAACATCTATGTTGTAAGCGATACCACCTGCATTACGCTTAAGAAAGCTATGCGAGTAGCCCGGCAACTGTAGGTATTCTGCAAACGTTACTTCGTGTATTTGTATGTTGGTAATGCTAATCATTGGTTTCTCGGTTTAGTTGTTGATACTTGCCCCGTATCTCCTGATTATAAAAACTCCCGACACTCTTCGCAATGGTAAGGTCAATAAATGTACTTTCGGGAACATCGCCATAATGGTACTGCTTGCCACTGTGCATGTAAAGGGAAAGTATTTCATTGTCAGGGTCATAATCTACTCGGGCGATTAGTGATGATGATGGTGGTGTATGTGTCATATACTCGGTATGTTTGTTGGTGTGATTATGGTGGCGTTAGCTTGTTCGTCATGTTCGGCAGTTGCAACTACATCATATGTTGCATCTTCGGCTTCGGCATAGACCGCATCGGTACGTACAAGTTTTTCAGGCGACAGTGTAATAAACGAATTGTGTTTTGCCCCGATGTTTGTACCCAACTTTTTCAATGCGTGTTTAATGGCTTTTGCTGTTGCAAATTCAGGGTCCATACTACCGTTCCATGATTTATACATTGCAGGGGCATAGTTGAGCGTTTTTTCGTCTGCATCTTGTTTGTTACGAGCGTATTTCCTGTGTGCTGCAATTGCCGCCCTAAGCATGTGAACCGTATTATACTCTATACTTTCCCACCTACCTGCACCGTCAGGCGTAGGGCGCATAATCTCAACAACAACAGATATTACCTGCCCCTTGTCGTTGTAGTTTACTGTTGGGCGTTTGTGGTCAATGATTGTACCCGTCTGATATGCTACAGACAATTCCCCATTTGCGGTACGGTCGTACTTTACATATTTTACCCACTTGTCGCCAGACTTAATACTTTCGGGGTACAGGTAAACAAGTCCGTCACGCCTGCTTAATGAAAGGTTTTCACGGATTGCGGCTTTAATAGCAATACACGCGGAAACTGGCGTACATTCTGCAAGCGCAGGATTATACATCATGTGTTCTTCAAAGTTCGATATTTCCTGCGAGGCTCTTTCCTCTACACCTTCCTTACCGTTCAATGACATTAACTTAGTCAATGTCGGTAGTTGTTTGTTCAGTTCCGTAATTACTGATAGTTCGTTACTCATTTTGTTGTCTGATTTTGGTTATTAATTTACTGTTTGAAGTGTTATAGTGCCAATTGTGCCTGAATGTACTTTAATTATTCCGTCATGAAGCCCCGCAATTATTCGCTTTATCGTTTTGGTTTCACTTTCGGTTAGCGCAACCTGTTTTACGCTGCCGTCGCTCGCTTCAACAAGCACCACAAGTTTTGTTAGTTCCATTTTGTTCGTTTTGTTCGACACAAATGTATAAACAACTTTCCGAAAATAAAAATAAAAATAAAAATAAATTTCGTTAGGAAAATAGAAACACTTTACTATCTTTGTGAAAAATTAGGAAACATGAGTAAGAAAAAACAAAACGGATTATCAGTTATCAAATTGGCAGGTATTTACAGAGCAATGGGTAAACGCGCGCCAAAAGATTGGAACAGAACATTGCTTACATCGGGTAACGAAAGTCACGGTATTACCGACGCACAATTACAGGAGATGGCGGATATTATAACCAAAGAATCTGCATTGTGCGTAGAATGGTTGATGGGTAAAAAGGGGAAATAGTATTCTTCACTAACAAAAAAAACACCGTACTAATTAACTATGTCACAAGAACTAACCATCACCGAACAACAAAAAGCGCAAAACTGGGCATTGTTCGGCACGCAGGTAAGAGCGGCAGAGATTACGCACAAACAGGCGTTAGAAAAGCTAATGGCTGATTACCCGTTACCTACAGACATCAATAAGATTGAGGAGTATGACCAGCAGCTAAAGAAACTGAAAGAAGGTCGTACCATTATTGTAGAATCGGTAAAGGCTTACACGGATAAGATAGACGCATTACGAGACAGGGTGTATTCCCCATCTAAGGGCGCAATTGCTTATTTGGCGCAATTTGAAGGGGCTTTACTACCGCTCAAGCAAGAAAAAGCACGTAAAGCGCAAGCAGCAGAAGCAGAAAGACAGGCGTTGTTGGTATTCAAGCATGAACAGGAAGGGCAGAAAGTACAGCATGAGCAGAATTGCTTACAGTGTATCGTAACTATGTGCAATGACTTATACATTCGTGCATTGAATAGTTCTACCACCGAAATAACTACGGGGATTACGGATGGAATGGTAGCAAAGTTGCCTGAATGGGTATTGGCCGGTAAAGGGTTGACAATAGACGAACCCAAACGGCAAGCCATTTATGATGAAGTTTGGAAGGACTTTGACCCGAAAATCTATATAGATAAATTCCGTACTGCCTTACGTGAACGGTTCGCAACATTCGCATTCGATAAAGCTAACGCCAAAGAAGCAATACAGCTTGCAGAAGCCGACAAAGTACAGGCAACAGCACAGGCAGCACAGATTATAGCCCAAAAAGAAGCCATCAGCAGTATCGTAACGGCGGGTGAACTAAACGCAGTAACAGTTCAGGTTGAGGGTCTTAAAACTGAATGGTCTCTGGATAACATGCCCATGACAGACGAGAATAAACTTGCTGTACTTACCGGGCTTATCTCTACAGGTGCTTACAAAGAAATAAAGTCCAAAGCTGCTTTTGATACGCTTACGGGCTATTTGGAGAAATACAAAAACAAATTCCCTAACGATGAAAAGCTAAACGCTTTGCCATGGGGTAGGAAAGATAAATTGAAGTAAAAACAAAACACAATTATGACACAAGAACAGATTGAAATGACCCGCGTAATAGCGGAGTATGACGGGTGGGTGAAACGAGAATACCAGCCAGTTCATGGGCGTGAGTTGCACGAAAATGACCATAGTACACAGTGGCTTGATTCATTCAACTACTTAACCGATTTGAATATGCTACATCCAATTGCCATGAAGGTGATGGATGGGTTAAGGCAACGATTTTGTTATGTAGGAACACAAGAGTACGTGCTGATTCATAGGGTAGAAATGGCTTGCCATGTTAAGCCCAACAACGGCCAGTACATCGACCTGTTTACGGCTGTTTTTAACGGCATTGTATTTCTGAACGAGCAAAACGTAAAGCCATGATAAAACATTCTAAAGAACAAGTAAAAAAACTTTTCAAATTATTATCATATAGTGACAAATATATGATAAGCATACAATTTTGGCCAGAACTTACGGCGGTTTACATATCAAAAGACGATGTGGACATTTCCGATTATGGTGGAGATTTTGATTTTGCGATAGATAGTGCTATTGCATTTTTGGAAAGAATAAATAAAAAAAATCATCCATGACGGATAAACTAACAGACAAACAGAAGGTGCTGGCTGTGTGGCCTGATGCAATATTTTGGCCTGTATCAAACAAGGCCACTATGGGTGCAATATTTGCAAGTATGCAAAGCAGACTAAAGCTATCAGAATACACGACAGAACAAAAAGCATGGGCAGACGCGGCCCGATTAATTGAAACACAAAACACATTTGTTTCTTGTGTCAAAAACGGTACGGCTAAAATTGAAGATGTAAATGATTGGATAGATAAGTGGTCTGAATCAAAAGACAGCAGGTCGTTACATGCATATTTGGGGATGACAGAAGAACAATATAAAAAGTGGGTAGACGATGATAGCTACTTATTGAAAATTATTGAACAACAAAACACGAAACAATAAAAACAAGCTAACATGGCAGCAAAAGATTACAAATTAGCGGTTACGGGGTTTACAAATTCAGTTTGGATATGTAAGCAATCAAAGAAAAATCCAAACCTGATGACCGACGACAGGCAAAAGATAGACGAATCTGAATTTATCGGCATACTTATGGAATGGGCAGTAAACAAGGCTGAAAAAGACAAGTGCCGTTCTATAGAGATAAAAACAGACGGAAAGCTGATAGCTGAAATAAGCATAAATATAAAGCATCCATTACTTAAAGCAAGATTTGCCGAACTATTAAAAAACACGAAACAATGATTAACAAAAGGCAACACCGGTATATTACCGTTCAGAAAATACTAAAGCTGGCAAAACAGCAAAAGAAAACAGGATGCATTCAATTACCTCATTTTGGCGCACATTATCCAGATGCGTGCTGCGATGGCGGTTACTTGTGGGATTTAGATAGCTGCGATGAAAACATGCTTACTTCTGGCGGTAATGACCCGTGCCCGGTATGCAATACAAGGCTATACGTTCAATATATGCTTGAAAATAGTGCTGGCACTGGGAGAATGCTGGCGCACATCAAGTTTATTTTCTCGCGATACGGGAACTTGAATATTAAAAACACGAAACAATGACACAAAAACTAACAGCACAAAGAGCGGCACTCTACTACGGGTGTGATGTAACAACTAAGTACGATGAAGGCAAGTCGTACAAAATGGTCGGACTATCTACCGACATGGGTAATTTACAGGTATTAACGGGCGGTGGCGATACTGATTGGTGGAATATTGACATTTGCCAGTTACTACTTACGCCACTTGAAAAGATAACCGATGAACATATTTTAATGATTTCAGGATTAATTCAATTTGAGTGGGGTTTCTTTGGAGACAAACCAGTTTCAGAATACAGAGCAATGGCCGAACTAAAAGATTGCCTTATTTCATTTTTTTCTGCAAAGTGCGTGCAAGATGCGATAGAAGAAATAGCCGGATTGCAAGTTCGCGACCTTATTGATAGGCTCCGCTCCCTTGGTTACGACGTGGACAATTCAATACAAGATGGTTGGGCGGTAGATAAAACGACACTGATATGACACAGATAAAGCAACACAGCGCGAACGGCAGGAATTACCTGATTGTGCAGGTGCCGAAAGATGCAACAGATTTTATTATTCATTTGAATAATTTTATTTGGAAAAATTTTGACACGGTTCACGCAGGACACAATATTACACTTCCGCCCGGCCAGTACACGCTACTCTTCATAGCCGAGGAGGCAACTGGAGAGCAAGCGCATTCTGTTGTTGAAGAATGCGAGTTTACCCCGGCGTTGTATAAAGACTATGAGAGGGAAAATAGAGGGTATGCCGCGAATAAAATGTCTTTATACTCCCTCATTAGTTCACTATTCCCCAACTGGGCAGATTACAAACACGCTATACTTGAACGCCATGATTAAAATAAATAGCAACGGGCAGACGTGGTTGTTTGTGGCATTATAGAAAACGCATTAGTTGAACTGTATAAAACGAATAAGGTATAAATGAAAACCCCGAGAGAACACCAAATAGAACTATTCCAAAACTTGCAAAATTCATTACGGGCAAACAAAAAGGTAATAGCGTGTGCAGCTACGGGATTTGGTAAATCATTAGTGATAGCCATGATTAGTATTGCTGCCCTACAAAAGGGCAAAACAGTACTCGTAAACACTGAATCAGATAAAATATTCAGGCAGTTGAAGGAAGATATTAAAGGCGCAATCCATATAGATTCAAAGAGCAAAATAAAGAGAATAGCCCCTACACTGGCTTATGTGTCTATGTCTCAAACATTGGCACGTAGACCGCACCTGATAGAGTATTTCAACAAGCTGGGCGAAAATCTTATAGTCTTAAACGATGAAGCACACATTGGCACATCTACAAAACTATTGATGCAATTGCCTAACTGCTTACTTATTGGTTTTACTGCCACCCCTGACGCACGTTGGGCAAAACATTTGCCCGAATTATATCGCGACATAGTTATCGGTAAGCAACCACAATGGCTGATAGAAAAAGGATTCCTTACGCCTTATATTCACGCGAATAAAGTTCCAAAAGGAGTAGATGTATCTAAGTCGCTAACTATTGGCTCAACTGGCGATTACACCGAAGAATCACAGGAAAGGTATTTTGATGCACCTGATAGTATAAATGCCCTTGTAAAAGACCTCAAAGAGATTGAATACAGGAAAGCCATGGTTTTTTGTGCGTCTATAAAGTCGGCAAACAAAGTAGGCGAAGAACTTACAAAAGCTGGCATACAAAACGTATTGCAACACAGTAAGCTATCGGAAGAAGACGCAAAAAAAATAAGCCTGTTTGAAAACATGAACAGCGGATGTAACGTGTGTGTATCGGTTGGCAGTATGACAAAGGGATATGATTTCCCCCCAGTTGATTTGGTCGTATTGTTTAGAAAAACCACATCTTTGCCTTTGTATTTACAAATGCTTGGGCGTGGATCCCGAAAATATGACGGTAAAAATCGTTGGATATGCTTAGATTATGGCGGCAATCTGAAACAACATGGGTTTTGGAATTCTGAAATTGATTGGCATAATCGTTGGGATAAGGTAAGAAAAACAGACGGAGTAGCACCGGTGAAAGAATGCCCGGCTTGCTATTACATGTCCCCTGCATCTGCGCCAAAATGCCCTAATTGTGGGAACGAATTTCTTAAACAAGATGAAGAAGAAAAAGAGATTGGAGAGTTAGAAACCGTTTGGATTACTCCTTTCCGTGGTAAAAGATTGAGCGAACTTACAGAACAAGAGTTAGCAACATGGGCCATAAATGCAGAACGGAAACCACTTGCCACAAGGGTTGCAAAAGCTCATGAGCAAAAGCATCAAGACGGATTTCTAAAGCGTTTTGGGTTGGCAATGGGGTATAAAGACGGATGGGCGTATGTTCAATGCCCTAAACCAACAGACCCTATTATTTCTTATCACGACATAATTGTACAATAATATGCATAAGAACTATGAGTTAATATCGAAAACAGAAAAGGACATATTGGATATTGAAAATGGTAATGGGTGGGCAAGCGAGGACGCAATGCAGGCAAAGGATTACCCTGTGCTATACGCAACAAAGAAAGTTGGTATTTCATGTGCCTAATGGGGGGTGGCGCAACAAGGTAGAAGCTATAAAGATGCAGGCAATGGGGGTTGTTCCTGGCATTCCTGACATTGTAAACTTGTCTCCATTGTTTACTATAGAATTGAAAGTAAAAAACGGTGTTTTATCTGCCGACCAAAAAGAAGTAAAAGCCATATATGCAGAGCGTGGCGTAAATCATTACATCGTCAAGGAAGATTTTCTTCAATTCAAGTCTATATTTGCCGCCCACCTTGGGGGTTATTAATTTGCAAGAGGTCACCCAATGACGGGCATAATCTAAAACTATAAGATATGCCAGAAATAAGTATTCCCATAGAGGATGTAAGGAATTATTGCAATAACGGTTGGTTTATAGTACCGACATGGGATAGAGACATTCCCGAAAAAAACAAAAAACACAAAGCACCTACACGGGCAGGATATAAAGAATTACGCTTAACATCAGAGCAGATAATCAATATTATGCTCGATGATGACACTACGGCTTTTGCGGCTGTATTAGGCGAACCATCAGGGGGCATAATAAGCATTGACATTGATAGCAAGTTCTTGCCGGGTTTTGATGCAACTTATCTGTCTGCCATTAAGGAAATGTTCCCACACCTGTATGAAAAACTACGCATACACAAAACGCCATCAGGTGGGTATCATCTGTTAATGCGGGTAAATGGCACCGTCAAAAGTCAAAAGGTTGCAGGCCGTCCAGCTACAGAGCAAGAACTGGCGAAAAGCCCGAAAGACGAGGTAAAGTACTTTCTTGAAGTTAAGGGCGAAGGCTCGCTTACGCAGCTACCACCATCGCCCGGCTACCAACACATAAGTGGCCAAATATCTGACTTTACTATTGAAGAATACCAATCTTTACTTTCTCTCGGCAAGTCGTTTGACCAATTGCCGCCCAAGGTTGAAAAGGTATACTTGCCCAAAAAAGCAAGTACCGAATATAGTACTAACCCGTGGGATGATTATGAACTAAAAACAGACCCTGTAGAGCTGTTGAAGGGGTACGGGTGGCACTTAATCAGCGCGGAGGGGCAGTTTATCAGGTTCGCAAAGCCCGGCCAAAAAAGGGAAGTATCAGGGGTGTTTAATCGTAAGATACAACGCTATTGGTTTTGGACTGGATTCAATCTTACCGACACTAATGTTACCATATCAAAGTTAAAGTGCATAATGGACTTTAACGGTGATTTCAAACGGATGTATGAATGGTTGGTACAGGAAGGGTATGGAGAGAGAAGTTACCACGCGGAAAAGCGTATCATAAAGACACTGGCTACTAAGCAAGATGCACCCATACCAAAAAACCTATCATCGAAAGCCTTAGAGGAAGTCAAAGCCATACGGGAAGAGGTTAAGAAGAATCACCCACACGGTACTTTCTGGGAGGTAAACGACAAGGGCAAGTGGGTTATCAACCTCCATAGCATTCAGGAAGTAATGAAGGGTATGGGGTTTCGTATTGCTAAGAGTAACGGCAACATGTGCCATATAGTAGGCTATACTATTCGCACGGTTGAGCGGAATGACATATTCGCTACTGTAAAATCATACATGCCTACGGATAGCGTAGAACTGTATGATGCCTACGAGCATGCTGTTAAAAATAGCGGTAGCCACATCATCGGCCAGTTAATGTACCTTGAGGAGGACAGGATAATGGCAAGTGAGAAACGCAGAGCCTACAAGTTCTTCAAAAACTGTTACACCGAAACAACGCCCGATAATTGTACGATACACGAATATTCAGAATTACCCGAAGGAAAGCTGATATGGGATAACGCTATTATCAAAAGGGATTTCTATTTCATAGAGCCTGAAAAGATGCGAAATTCAGTGCCTTACGAGTACTTTGATAAGATAGTAAGCAATGGGTTCAAAAACCCGCTGCTGTGGCCTATAATCGGGTATTACGCACATGATTTCAAAGATAACACCTACGTATATGCTGCCATTCTTACAGAGGAAAGCGATTTAGGCGCAGGAACTGGTAAGTCTACGTTTTGCCGATTGATGGGGCTGTACACTTCATTCTTAGAGGTGCCGGCCGACCAAGTAACAACAGATAGCAAACTGTTACAGTCATGGAAAGGTGAGCGGGTAATGTGCCGATCAGATGCGGGTAAGGAAGTGTTA